AAATTCCATAAGGAATCTGTTGGGATTGCAGACCGTTGGCGTCAACATATAAACGTTGCCAAGCTGCCCGAACTGTGAGACAAGCTCGTTGCCTCGCCGGTCTGGTCCACTGCCGGTTCGTCATTGTACCGGCTTAAGACCGTATGGTTTGCTCCTGGCCGGCGAGGCAACAAGGACGCTGAATGATGAGCGATTTTGACCTTCCTCGACGCAGCCGGTTCAACTTCATAAAAGGCCGATTGTGCGACCCTAAAACGTCTTGGGGGAAACACGCTAAAAGCCGACAGTTCGATCGACGGGTCGGAAGGGCGGCAAAATATGCGGGGTTTCAGGAGCGGGTCGATGCCCTGGCGAAAAAACACTCCGATCTCATGTGGAAGACGATTAGGGAACACCTTGGCCCACTGTTGAAACATCGGCAATTGACCGAAGTGGAGTCACCAAAATGATTACACGGCGCCTTTTCCTGAAACTGTCCGGCGGCGCTGTTCTCGCCAGCACGATTTCGCTGTCCGGGGTCGAAGCGGCCATCGACTATTTCAACATGACCGGCGAGAAGGTTTGGGTGGGTTTCCGGCATATTGCGCGAAATTCGACCATCAAGATTTTTGATGCCGAGACCATGAGACCAATCTGGCACAAGCCGCAAGTTCACGGCGGGATCGATATCTTGGCGCCGAAGGGCGAGCGCGAGATCATCATGGAAATCGAGAAGGAAGGCTACGAGACCTTCCACAACCGACGCTCGTTCGACTGCGACGTGACAATCGTGGTCAACCAGCCGCGCGTCCTGCTGGAAACGCGGGGTGTCCACTGATGAAAATGACCGCCTATTTTTTCGATGAATCCAACAGCCTCAGGGAAAAGGTCGCTACAGAGACGTTCCGAGACAATGGCGGCGAGGCAATTGGGCAAGGAACGAAGATGAGAGGCACTGAGGCCGGCGAGCGCGACGTGCAATATGAGGTTCCGGATATCAGGGCACCCCATTGCAAGCGGGTGCTAGAAATGGCCGGGTTCCGGGTTGAAATGGAACGAACAATACTGTTTGAAGAATAATGCGGGGTGGAGTAGTTTGATGTGGGCCTGTCTCGCCAACAGGGGTAACGTAATATTGTGGCGTTAGATCAGACAGGCATCTGAAAGCTGCGAAACGCCCCACATCAATTCAGTTCTAGCGCGGCGTCTCGACTTAGCCGACATCGAGAGCGGGAGCACCACGGATGAATGCTCTGACCGACCAAAGACGGCAATTGCGGCAGGACCGTTAAGGCCAATGCCAATGTCGTAGAGCCGGTGTAGCGACCGGCCCGCGCAACCAGGTGTCAGAAAAAGAATTGATTTGGCCATTGCGTCATATATGCAACACAAAAGGCTGCTGTTTGGGTGTAGGGTCGAACCTCACATCAAAGGAGAAGACCTGATGAAACGTCTAATCACTCTGATTGCCTTGCTATTTTCCTTCCCGGCATTCGCCGCGGATCTGCCGGTCTATGAGCCGCCTGTGGCGGTCCAATATGAGCCAGCCATCAATTGGACCGGCGGCTATGTCGGCCTGGGCGTCGGTGGTGGCGCCACCTGCAACGATATCTCATTTACCGGCATGTCCCTCGATTGCGTCGGCGGGCAGGGGTTTATCGGCGATGTGATCCTTGGCTACGACTGGCAGCTTGGAAGTCGATGGGTTGTCGGCGCCCGTATTGGCGCGGCCTATCAGGATCTGGAAACTTCTGCCGTAGCAGCTCCGTTTGCCCTGACGGCAGAACCGGAATGGGTCGGAACGATGTCGCTCCGCGCCGGTCTGTTGCCCAATGAGTCAACCTTGCTCTACGCAATCGGTGGATACTCGTATCTGGACAGCTATACCGTTTCAATCACTGGCGTAGGCACCTTCAAACAGCGCTATAACAGCGGTTGGCACATTGGCGGCGGTGCTGAAGTGTTTGTCAGTCCATCGTTCACGATTGGCGGCGAATATCTCTATACCGATCATGGTTCATCGTCTTGGGGTGTTTCCGGCCTGAGCGTATCGCCATCGACGCACACGGCGATGTTCCGCATGAATTGGCGTCCACAGAGCGGATTGTTCGGAAGGCGGTGATTGCTCTGGAGCGCATCGTTCCAAATATGTAGTTTGGCACGGTTGCTAATCAACGTTTCAGACTGACGGCCGCACCTGTTGTGATCTGAAACCGGCAACCGTGTCGTTCCGAATCTGTTATCATTGCGATGTACGCCCTTTGTGGGCGTGTTTCCTCCCTAAACTTGGGGCCGGTTTCCAGATTTACCCGGCCCCCTTTTTTCGTCAACTTGCCAAATCTCACAACAATCGAAATCATGGCGCCAGATCACTGGACGATTCGCTATGACGATTTGGCACGATAGATTTGACGCAAAAGTGGCACCGGAGCCAATGTCTGGATGTTGGCTGTGGATGGAAAATGTCGATACTTCCGGCTATGCGCAGTTCAGCATTAAAGGAAAAAACCGAGGTGCCCATCGTTTGAGCTATGAGCGGCATCGGGGCGAAATTCCGGCCGGCTTGCAGATCGATCACCTGTGCCGTGTCCGATCCTGTGTGAACCCGGATCACATGGAAATGGTGACACAACAGGAAAACATGCGCCGCGGAATCCCGCGCTGCGCAAAGATCACGCATTGCCCGAAAGGCCACGCATACGATGCGCAAAATACCTGGATAGATAAAACAGGACGGAGGCATTGCCGCGAGTGCAGGACAACCAGCAGCCGCGAGACATATCTTCGCAATCGGGGAAAAATACGTTCAGATTATTATGCAAAAAAAGCTGCTAAGTGGTTGGAATGATATACTATATAACGACGACGCAGCGCGTGAGACAGGACGATGGCTCACAACTGTGCATCAATGTCGATCTGCCCTATGAAACCGTCGAGGATGTGAGCCAGGCGCTGGCCCGTGGTAATATCGTCGGGATGCGTGTATATTCCCGCAAAGTGGAAGGCCGAGACCGGCTCCGCAAAATCACTGGACGATCGCAAATGATGCTCTCGACAGCCGGGATCGCAATGATCCAACTGCCGTCCGTCGATTTTGAGGAAGCCGCCGATGCAACATGACACGACAACTGAGTTTCCGATCAGTGAAAAAGAGTTGCTGAAACTGATCAAGGGTTTGCCCAATACCCGGATAGAGCGTTCATTCGACGGAATCCGCCAAGCCATCGATGAACAATACGGCGAACTTCCATCGCGCTCTGCAATGATAAAGCAGTGCAAGGAATGGGAAATCCATCCAAGAAAAATCAGCTATTTCCAAAATCCGGCCGCCTTCCTCAACCACGATTCCAAGCTCGCCCTGTCGAAGCACAAGGGCCAGGACATGGTGATCGTGGCGCTAGAGCACGTTAATTCGATGATCGTCGGATTTGCCATGAAGGCCGAAGAAATCATTGCCGGTCTGAAGGACGATGACATTTACACCGCGCTGAAACTGGCCGAACACGCCGAAAAGGCTTTGGCCGCGACAACGGATATTCGCCACAAGCTGATCGATACGCTTGAGCTCGAAGAGCGAAAGGCCAAGCCGGTAGCGGTCCATTCCGATAATGTCGATGATTTTTCCGCCTTTCGCGAGGCCGCGAGAGTCAAGCGGGAAACTCCTGTCGAATCCACCAACGGCTCTGGCAACGGCACGAAGAAAGCCCGTCGATGAATGAAGGAAATTCTCGGCACTCGATACGAAGCTGATTGCCCGCCCGGGTTTGTCAATTTTCTCAGCACGGCTCTACACAATCTGTCATACGAATCCGCTTGTGATTTCTACGCCGAATACGCGCCGAAGATGAGCAATGCGCAGCTCGCGCTGCTTGGCTGCAATGATCGGTTTTTCCTGCTTACCTACATCCTGCGCCGCCCCGATGTCATCCACCCCTGGCTTTACGATCGCTGCCGGGAGGTCGAGAACGAGGCCGATGGCTTCCTCGATCTGTGGGCAAGGGAACATTACAAAAGCACCATCATTACCTTCGCTGGCTCGATCCAAGAGATTGCCATCAATCCGGAGATCACGATCGCGATTTTCGGCGGCACCGACAAGATCGCCAAGCCGTTTCTCTCACAAATCCAAACCGAGCTTGAAAACAACCAGATCCTCAAGGACATCTACGCTGACGTCTTCTGGAAAAACCCCAAGAAGGAAGCGCCAAGCTGGTCAACCACCGATGGCCTGATCGTCAAACGCGAGACAAACCCGAAAGAGGCGACGGTAAGCGCCTTCGGCCTGATCGATGGTATGCCGACCGGCGGACACTGGTTGTTGCGCATCTACGACGACATCATCAACGAAAAACTCGTCACCAACCCTGAACAGATTTTGAAGGCAACCGAGCGTTGGGAACTGTCCGATAACCTCGGCGCCGGGATCAACCGAGCCTGGCACATCGGGACACGATACCACTTCGCCGACAGCTACGGCACCATCCTGGAACGCGAAGTTTGCAAGGAACGGATTTATCCTGCTACCGACAATGGCAAGATCAACGGTGTTCCGGTGTTCTTCACGCCTGAAAAGTGGTTTGAGAAGGTCAAGACGCAGCGTTCCGTGCTGGCTGCGCAAATGCTGCAAAATCCGCTGGCCGGCAAGGAAAACACGTTCGAGACGAAATGGCTGAACGGCTTCATCCTGCGCCCGAGAACGCTCAATATCTGCATTCTGGTGGACCCCTCGAAAGGCCGTAAGCGCGTTGGCTCCCAGGCCAACAGGAGCGATCGCACGGCAATGGCGGTAATCGGCGTCGATGCGCAAATGAACAAATACCTTCTCGACGGCTATCGCCATCGCATGTCGCTAAGTGAGCGCTGGAAGAAGCTCAAGGATTTGCACAAGAAATGGAGGAACGCGGAAGGAATCCAGAGCATTCGAGTTGGCTACGAGCGCTACGGCCAGCAAACCGATGATGAATATTTTGAAATGCAAATGCGCAAGGAAAACTACCGCTTCGATCTGGAAGAAGTCGCGTGGGTGAAGGAAGGTGGCCAATCGAAAGCCGATAGAGTGGGCCGCTTAGAGCCGGATTTCCGGCATAGCAACTTTTATTTACCGGGCAAAATCTGGCATCCGGATCTGGGCAAATGTACCTGGTCGATTGACAAAGAAACCGGAAAGATTTTGTATCATCGAATCGAGGGCGAATTGCGTCAGGAAAGGGATGCTCGCAAGAACGGCGAAAAATACCGGCTCATTGACCCAATCAAGCGCCTCGACGAAGACACAAATATTTATGACCTGACACGATCATTCTTTGAGGAATATCGACTTTTCCCCTTCGGGACACACGACGATCTGATTGACGCCACATCGAGAATTTTCGATCTGGAAGATGTCACCGGTCCTGTGATCTTCGAGCATGGAGAAGAGTTCGCTCCTGTTTTTGCAGATTGATCGGAGCCAGCAATGGCTACAGCACGGGTTGACCCCTTCCTGCGCTATGTGCGTCAGGCGGACCCAAACTACGACAGAGACAAGCGCGTAGAGCCGCAATACGAGTTTCGCGGCGGCCGTAGGATATTTACCGCCGTTACCAACGAATCCGGGCCATACGCCCCATGATCAACCAAGCGGCGCCGGAGTTCATTGTCGATAATTATGGCGACGAGGAATTTGTCGATCGTCGGGTGCAGGCCGCTGAAAAGCGGGTCAGCCATGCGATCGGCGCGAAGCTGGAACAAACCTATCCCGGTCATTATTGGCGCGTCGAAATCCCTCATAACCAGGGCATCATCAAGATCATGTTGCCGTATTTCACCGGCAAGGTGTGGGGCTACATCATTCCCTTCGACAAACTCGACCCAACACATCAAACCGTCGTCAAGGCCGGCGGCGAGCTGCTCGAACGTTTTGGCCTTTCTCGCAGCAGTTTCAATGAAGCCGAGCTTTCCGACGCCCTCGATATCTACGGCAAAACGCCGCCGCCCATTAGAAATGAATGGGAGATTGGCGATCGTCCCGTTCGCAGGGTTTGGAAACACTTGATCGAAGGTATGAACCGTGGCCAATAACAGCGCCGGAAAAGAACGCCCGACACATTTGAACGAGAGCCACGAAAGCGCCGGCGCCGGCGGCGATGGCTATATCGGCCAATCGGATCTGTTGAAACTGGCGTCGGCGATCGTGCAACAGGCCGAAAACGGCTTAACGTCAAGGCGCCGAGCGGAATGGGCCAATGCCTACCTCGCCTATCGCTCGCAGCACATTCACAACTCCAAATACGAATCGTTCAAATATCGCACCAGATCCAAGCTGTTCCGGCCAAAAACACGGGCCGCAGTGCGCAAGGCAAACGCCGCTGCAGCCGCGGCGCTGTTCTCGACCGAAGATGTTGTCTCGATCACTGCCGAAAACGATCAGGACGAAATGGCGCGGGCTGGCGCCGAATTGAAGCACAACCTTCTGAATTACCGACTCGATCGATCATCGTCGAAATCCGGTATCCCGTGGTTTCTGACCGCGATCGGCGCCAATCAGGACGCTTACATCACCGGGATCTGTGCCTCCAAGCAATATTGGGAATACGAGGAAGAGGCGGAAGATGAATACGACACCGATTTTGTCGAAGGAAAAGGCGGCGGCGCCGAAGATATTGCCGCGCCCATGCCTGAAGACGAATATGACATCTTTGACGATCCAGCACCTGGCCTGGATCAAACAAGCGCTGTTGGAGAACCAGACGAATTAGACCCGGGCAATGTCGTCGATATGGCCGGCGAACCGTTCGAGCCGGAAATGGAGCCGGAACCTCGGATTCTCAAGGATCGCCCCCGATGTGAGCTATTCCCCCCCGAAAACGTCATTGTGGACCCTGGGGCGCCGTGGATCGACGTCGCCCAGGACGGTGCCTTCCTGATCCTGCAAACGCCGATGCACATCGATGATGTTCAGGCGATGACGCAAAACCAGTCTGGCCGGTTCGGCGGCGGTGCCTGGAAGGATATCCCGATATCAACGCTCGCTGCCAATTCAACGCAATATGGCGCGACAAGCGTTCGGACCAGCCGGGAAGGCGGCACTGACAGGCAATCAACCCGCGAACAGGCCGCCGTGAATGAATTGTCGATCGTTTGGGTCCATGAGAATTTCATCCGCCGCAGAGGCATCGATTGGCATTTTTGGTCGCTCGGCGTGACCGAATACCTGACCGATCCTGTCCCGACTGCCGAAGCCTACCCCGAACAAGGCGGTGAACGCCCGGTGGTCATTGGTGTTGGTGAAGTCGAATCCCATTCCGTGCTGCCGCGCTCGCCGGTCGAGGCTTTGCAGCCGCTACAGGCCGAAGCCAACGATCTGGTCAATCTGGCGCTCGACACCATCAAGAACACGATTTCGCCGATCGTCAAGGTCAAGCGCGGCAAACGCATCGATTGGAAGCAGGTTCATTCACGCGGCCCGGACGCGGCAATCTCCGTCGATAACATGGATGATGTCGATTTTGTTCAGCCCGGTTCGATGAATCCGATCGCGTTCCAGCAGGAAAATCGCCTGAACGCTGATTTCGACGATCTTTCCGGCTCGTTCTCGTCAAGCTCCGTCAATAGCAACCGCCAGCTCAATGAGACTGTCGGCGGCATGAAGCTGATGCAGGGCAACGCCAATGCCCTGACCGAGTTTGATCTAAGGGTGTGGACCGAAACATGGGTCGAACGGACTCTGCGCCAGATCGTCAAACTTGAGCAATTCTACGAGAGCGATGAAATCGTCCTGAAAATTGCCGGCCGCAAATCGAAAATGATCCAGAAATTGCAGCTCGACGAGCAATACGACGAACTTTTGCAGTCTGAGGTCAATACGCGCGTCAATGTCGGCATCGGCGCTGCCGACCCGGTGCAGAAACTCAACAAGTTCGGCATGGCGATGTCGATGGCAATGGAAGCCGCGCCATTCGTCATGGGCCAGGTCAAACCGAAGGCCGAAGCGATCTTCGAGGAAATCTTCGGCCAGGCCGGATATCGCGACGCTGCCCGGTTCTTCGAGTTTATCGATGAAGAAGTCCAGGACCAGCAGGACGAACAGGAAGGCGAAAACCAGATCGAGGCCGCCAAGCTGCAGCAGCAGGGGCAGATCGAACAAGGCAAGTTACAACAGCAGGACAAGGAACTTCAATCCGAAACCGGCATCGAAAAGGCCAAGATCGGCGTTTCGCGTGAGAAAATTGCCTCCGATGAACGCCAGACGAAGATGAAGATCGAAGGCGAAATGGCGCGTGAAAAGATACGCATGAAGGGCAACCTTTATACGCGAGCGATGGACAATCAATCCAAGCGGCAAGAGCAGATGAGAAGGGTGATGGGCGGTGCCAGCAACTCAGCGTAATGCCGAACAAATCGTCGATCTGGTCGATTATGACCGGTCGATTCAACGGGTTATCTCGCAATCCAGCGCGATGGAGGGCGATCTTCGTGACAATGGGACGGTGGGGCAAATCCTGGAAGAGATGCAGGGCGATGCCGAAGAGGCGTTGAAATTGCTTGTTGAAATCGATCCGGACGAAAAACTTCAAATTGTCGGTCTTCAAGGCATCATTCTTCGCTTCCGGGAAACCGCGGCGCGGGCTGCTGCCATCATCGAAGCCGGCGAGATTGCAGAGGCCGAACACAATGCAGAGCAAATGATCGAGGAATGATGATGGCTAGAAAACGCAGAATCAAGGGTACTGCCCGCGCCGAACCGCACACGCCTGAAACCCGTGCCGCCGAGGATGAAGCCAGCGAGGCGACCCCGCCGCTCGAAGAGGCAGGAACCTACGAATACCAAACCGATGAAATCAGTGAGGACATCACCGATGTAGCCGGGGACGATGAAGACGACGCGCCGAGCCCGGAGCTTGAAAGCATCGAGGAAGAGGAACCGGAAGAAGAGCCGGCCGAGACAAAAAAGAGCCGAACCAAGCGTGATGAACTCTACGACGACATCGAGCGCCGCCGCGAGGAACGCGAAGCCAAGCAGCGTGAGCAACTGGCAGCAGTCGAAGATGAAGACGACGACGCGCCGGCACCGGCCGACACGCCCGCTGAACCGGCAGAGGATGACGATCCTGACGTGACGATGAAGGTCGATCGTCAGAACATCACCAAAAAGCGCTCTGAGTGGGATGACGATGCCAGACGTTCCCATGCCGAAGGGAATCGTTTAGAAGAATTGAATCGCCTGTTGCCCGAAGTGCGAGCCTTACTGTCCGCGCCGACAACAGCGACACCGGAGCCAGCTCCGGAAGAGCCCGCCGCACCTTCCAGTGCGGATGAGGGCAGCGAGCCGACACCGCCGATGACGCGGGATACGGCAAGGGGGATCGTCGATCGTATCCAAACGGGCGATCTCGACGAGGGAGCGGATGCTCTCTTAGAAGCGATTGACAGCGTGGCGAAACCTTCCGTTGACGCCAACGCCATCAGTCAGCTTATCGACCAAAATCAACGCAAATTTGATGTTGAACGATCAATTCAGCAGGAAATGGCGCGGTTTTCCGAGACATTTCCAAACGTTGCCGAAGATCCGGTTTTGATTGGGGCAACGTTTAATCAGATGCACGTTGAGCAATTGAGCGACATTGAAAAGATGGTTTTTCCCGATGGCAGTGTCCTGAAGGAAACCGACATGAGCAGATTGCGCGAAGAGCCTCGGTTAATCCCCGATTGGCATCGGCAATATCGCGATCATGGCTTCGATGTCAGACCGATCAGCGAAGTGGTCGATTCCGCCGGCAAGTTTGTTCAGGAGAAATATATCCTGCCCAAGCCGGCACAAGAACAGCGCGGTTCGACGCAGCTTGAACAGAGACGTGAAGCCAAGCGCACGAACCTACAACGGCAACCGCGGAGAGCGACAGCTACGCCAAGTCAAACCGTGCCGCAGTCACAATCGACATCATCGGTTATCGGTGAAATGCGGGCGCGGCGAGTAGGCAGACATCGTTGAGCCGCTAGAACGGAGATAATCGATATGGCTGGTGTCCTGTGGGAAGGAAGCCTTGATGCAGGTTTCACATTCTCGAAGAAACTGTCGAAGACGCTGCGCACCGATCTGCAGCCTTTGACGAAATTCCGGCAGCTTTGCGACATCGAAGATGGCTCAGAGCTAGGCATTAATGCCGGCGACAAGCTCTATTTCGACGTCTACAGCGATGTCGCGACCCAAGGTGGTCGGCTCGTCGAAAACGTTGCAATGACCGAAAGTTCATTCTCGGTCTCGCAGAAATCCCTAACCGTGTTCGAGGCCGGTCATTCCGTCCCCTATACCGGCAAACTGGAATTTCTGAGCTTGCACAAGGTCGCTGACATCATCGACAAAACCCTCAAGAACGATGCCAAAAAGTTCTTCGATTCTGAATCGTATGAGGCGATGAAGTTGACCCAACTTCGCGCTGCCCCGACTTCCGGCAGCTCGGCGACGTCCGTAACGCTGGAAACCAACGGAGCGATGTCGATCACCAACAACCTCGCCATGAACCTTGAACACGTCAAGGGCATTGTCGATACGATGGGTGAACGCAATATCCCGCCAATGGTCGATGACGATTATGTTGCAATCACCCACCCGACGACCGTCCGCCAGTTCCGCAACGATCTGGAACAAATCTATCAATATACGTCGATGGGCGCGGCACGGCTGTTTGAGGGCGAGATCGGGCGTTATGAAAACGTCAGATTCATCAAGCAGACCAACATCCCCAAGGGCGGTGCCAACGACTCGACTACCTTCGACAGCCTGAATCGTATCGCGGACGCATGGAACAACGGCCTTTCTTCATGGGTCTTTTTCATGGGTGCCGATACGGTCGCCGAAGGGATTGTCTGCCCCGAAGAAATCCGAGCGAAAATCCCGACCGACTTCGGCCGGTCCAAGGGTATCGCCTGGTACTATCTCGGCGGCTTCGCACTCGTCCACGACGACGCGCCCAATTCGCGCATCGTCATGTGGGATTCCGCGGCCTAATCGCCGGCTAACCAAGGGCCGCGCCAGGCGCGGCCCGCAGCCATACGGAGAAGTGAAAATATGGCTTATGCAGAACCAGTCCGCGAGACCATCTATCTTGGTCTGATGGATCTTGCTGCCGGTGTTGTCACGACATCCTTCAAAGGCCCGAACGGCTTGAAAGGCCGGCTCAAGGATATCATCGTCGTTTGCACCGAGGTCTTCAATGAGGTCACGAGCGAGGCGTTTATCCAGCTTGGAACGTCCGGCGATGCCGATGCCTATGCCGTTGCTGGTCTCGGCTCGACGGCCGATACCGACACCTATCGGATGTCGGCCGATGATGATGCCGGCGATGCTACCACCGGCTTCCTCGATGCCGATCTTCCGGCCGATACGCAGGTCGAAGTGGTCACGATCCAGAATGTCGGCGGCACAGCGACCGGTATTGGCCATGTGTCCGTTGTCGTCGATTGGTACTGATCTCGATGGCCCACTACGGCAATCCGGGCAATCACGGCAAAAAGCCGCGATACGGCAGAGATCCTTTCCCTGCCGATGATGCCCAAAGCTATGTCGGCGGCGATGCCGCCCACGCGGGCTATGAAACTCTGAAACGCGCCCCACGATCGGCTGGCCATGTTCTTCGCGAATCGCAAGGATGGATCGATCCGGAGCGCTCTTTGGAAAAAGAGAAATCCGATCGCATGTACGCCGATTGGATGGATCGAAACGACTATTGAGAGAAAAGGAGAATCCGATGAAAAAATCCAACTCGGTTCACACCACTTCGATGGGTGGTGGCGTCAAATGGCGCCAGGATAACGCACCGCAAGGCGGCGATACTCAGAAGCTCGATATGACGAAAGCCCGTTTGGGTGAAACCAACATGGGCGGCCCGACGAGCATCGAGCATTCGATTTCCGGCGGCAAGGTCCGGCGCCGTGACAGCGAGGCTACGGGCGAAGTCTAAGCCCTAAAGAGCCTGTTCGATTGATGCACAAGGGGCGGCCAAGCCGGCCGTCCCTTTTTTCTTAAATGGAGAACGACGATGATTGATGAAAGCGCTCCTGCGCCTGATGCACAGTCCGCCCCGCCGCCGCTGCCAAAGACGGCCAAAAAGCAACCGGCCAAAAAGCCGAAGAATGACGAACTCGCCGCCTTGAAGGCGCAGCTCCGCGAGGCCAAGAACCAGATTTCGGCGATGGCCGATGAACGCGATGAGGCCGTTGCCGAAAACGAAGTGGCTGGCGAGCGTATCGATAAACTCGAAAGGTCTGCAACGTCGAGCGTGGGAAACACGATGCATGGCTTGCCGTTAAAGGGCAAGAAGAAGGGCAAGAAAAAGGGCGATGAAATCGATGAGGTCAATGCCAAGGCGCGGCGTCTCGATCGTTCAAAGCCGTTTGGTGAAATCTCGCCGCCTTGGAACAACGCGCATTTCAGCCAAAATCAGCGCAATGGATCGTTCTATTTCGACGCTTCCGGCATGGAGATCACCACACTGCGCCAGGCCGGACAGGAGATTATCGATCCGGGCCTGGCCGAAGCACAGGCGCGGATGCGAGCCGAAGCAATCAATCTGGCGGCATGGGCGGAAGGCGTTGAGGACTATGCCGATGTAGATGTGTTCCGGGCTCTTCGTGATCGGTTTTTCATATCGGTGTCGTCAATCCATGATGCCGTCGATGTGCTGATCGAAAAGCAGGTCGTCAAGGCCGACAAACAGAAACGCTCACGGGTTCAGGCTGAATGACGGCTTTAACCTTCACCATTCTGACCGGCGCAAAGACCGTTGAAGGCTCGATCCGCTCACGGGTGAACCACTCTGACGTCCCGGCCACGGATGTCCTGGCCGATGGGGAGGCGTGGATAAACGAACGTCTCCGCATCGAGGAACAGGTTCAGCGTGTTCAAATGTCGTTGGCCAAGGATATCGACAAGCTGACGGTGCCGGCCGGCTTTCTTGACCCGATTGCCTTGAATCTGGTGGAGGGAACGGACAATCACGGCCGCATCGATCGACGCGCCAAATATGATGTGATCGAACGCCGCAATGAGGACAATACCGGCCTTGCCACGAATATTGCCGGCCCAAGGGAATATGCCGTTGTCGGAACGGAGTTACTGTTCGATGCCAAGGCCGACAAAGCCTATACGGTCAATGCCGTCTTCTACGCCGCGCCAACGGCGCTTTCGGTCTCCAACGAGACCAATATCTACACCGATACCTTCCGCATCGTCCTGCGCCATGCCTACCTGATCTACGGCTTTGAATTTCGCAAAGATTTCGAGCAAATGACCAATCAGATCGCTTTCGCAACCGATGAAGTGGCAAAACTGCACGTCGCTGATGACCTCAACAGTCGCGGTGGAACCTACGATACCGAGGTAGATTATGGCTGACACCTTCACAGCAAACCTGAATTTGCGGCTGATCGAGACCGGCGCCTATGACAACACCTGGGGGACGAAAACCGCCACCGATGTTCTGACCATCATCGACAACAAGCTCGGCAATACCTTCACGGTTGCCGATGTCGGTGGCACCAAGGCCATCACCCAGGCCGAACAGACCAACTTGATCATCAAGGCGACGGCCGCGACACTGACGAGCAACCTGATCCTGCAGGTCTCCGGCAAGGGTCAATGGGTGTTCTGGAACGCCACCAGCGCCGGCGCCTTCACCGTTACGGCAGAGATTTCCGGTGGCGGTTCCGTCACCATCCCGCGCGGCGGCTTTGTCCTGGCCGTTGGCGATGGCACGGATCTGAAACAGGCTGCCGATCTGTTTGCCGATGAAACGCCGCAACTCTCCGGGTTTCTTGATCCCAATTCCAATTACATCGGTGTTGACCAGGGCACTGACCTGGCTTCGGCGGCACCGCTCGTTATCGGTACGGATGGCGACTATTTTGATGTGACCGGGACAACGAATTTTGCCGCCATGACGGTTGCGGCGGACAGGCTCTTCGCGCTCCAATTCGACGCGATCCTGACCATGACGCATCACGCGACTAACCTCGATTTACCGGGTGAGGCCAATATCATCACCGCTGCCGGTGACGTCGCAATGTTCTTCGCGACCGGCGCCAACACCGTTCAGTGCATCCAATACACCAGAGCGGACGGCACGGCGATCGTCAATGATCTGGTAAAAGATGCATCGCCGCAACTCGGCGGCTTCCTTGATCCGAACGGTAATTACATCGGCATGGACAAGGGCGGTGATATTGCCTCTGCATCGCCCTTGGTTGTCGATACGGATGGCGACTATTTCGACGTCACGGGAACGACAGGGTTCGCCGCCATGACGGTGGCGGCAAACCGCTTTTTCGTGTTGCAATTCGATGCTATTTTAACGCTCACCCATCATGCCACGAATTTGAACCTGCCAGGCGGCGCCAACATCATCACGGCAGTCGGCGATCGAGCGCTGTTCTTCTCTACAGGCACAGATACCGTCCATTGCCTTGCCTACACCAAAGCCAGCGGTCTACCGGTGATTGTCAGAGGTATTACAGACGTTCAGAATTTTACTACGCCTGGAGCTGATACATGGACAAAACCGACTGCACCGGCTCCGAGCGCTAATGCCAAGGCGTTGATTGAAATTTGGGGCGGTGGCGGTTCCGGGAAGTCTAACAATTCGGAGGTTGCCACTGGCGGCGGCGGCGGCGGCGGTTATTTTACAACGATAGTCCCGGTTGCGAGTTTAGGGGCGACCGAATCCATGACTGTTGGTGCCGGTGGGGCGGGGGCGTTGGCATCTAACGGTAATGTTGGAACCAACTCAATTTTCGGGACCGGTAATGTGCGTTTGGGTGCTCAATTTGGAGACCGAGGCGCAGCGACAGGTGGCGATGGAGGCGATGGAATTACACCTGATTTTCCTGCCGCCCTGGCAGGGGTAGATCCTGGAGGTGGTGGCGCGGGTGGTTCTGGTGCCGTTGGTGTTGACTCGGTTAATGGCGGCGGTGGTGGTGGTGATGGCGGAGCGGGATCGGGATTCGCTGGCGGTAGCTCTTATGGCGGTGGCGGCGGTGGAGGCGGTCATCCGACGAGTGGCACGGCGTCTGGCGGAACAAGCGTTCTAGGCGGAAATGGCGGCGACGGACACGCAACCACACCAACGGCAGGCGCTGATCCGGGCGGCGGCGGTGGGGGATGTAATGCCGCAACAACCTCTGGCGCGGGAGGTGATGGTCAGATACGAGTAACCATCTTTGAATAGGGTGGAAAATGACCGAACAAGCCGTTGATATTATTGTCCCTCCCGGTTTCAACCGGATCGATACCGGGTTTGCCGTATCGGGGCGGTTCATCAATGGCGATCAAATTCGCTTTGTCGGCGATCGCGCCGAAAAGATCGGCGGTTGGCTCAAATATTTTCCGACCGTGCTTCTCGGTATCACCCGTGGCATGGATGCCTGGGTGTCCCTTGCCTCGATCGAACTGGTCGCGATGGGCTCGCACTGCAAACTGCAATTGCTGAAATCGGGCGATACCAGCCAGGATATCACGCCAATCCGCGCCACCCAGGCCGGTCTCACTGATCCCTTCACGACAACATCAGGATCACCGATCGTTGCGGTCAACGATGTCGCTCACGGTGGCAAACAAGGCGATTTTGTCACCTATTCGGGCGGCACCAATCCATTCAATGGCCTGACAATCGATGGCGAATACCAAATCACGTCAGTCACGGACGTCGATAATTACGTCATCACCGATGATGAAAGTGCCACCAGTTCAGGAGCCGGCGGTGGTACGGTCACGGCGACATATCAGATTACCTGCGGGTTCGTTGATGCCGCGGTTTCCGTGGGTTATGGCGTTGGTGGCTATGGCCTTGAAGGCTACGGTGACGTCCGGACCATCGGTAATTCCACCCTGATCGATCCACGGATCTGGTCGATGGCCCATTACGGCGAGGATCTGTTAGCCGCGCCAAACGGTGGCACGATCTACCTTTTCGATCTTTCTGTAGATACTCGCGCCCAAGTTCTCACCAACGCACCGGCTTTGGTCAATTTTGTCTTTGTCACGCCCGAAAGATTTATCTTCGCGCTCGGCGCCGATGAACCCATGACGGTCAAATGGCCGGATGTGGACGATAATACGGACTGGACGCCAACGGTAACAAATACGGCCAATGAACGGCGGTTGCGCGGCGGTGCAAAACTGGTGTCTGGTGAAGCGCTCACGCAAGGTCTGAGTATCGTATGGTCGGACAGCGCGACATTCGTGTTCCAATATACCGGTTCATCGCTGGTTTATTCGAGCCGCCAGGTCTCCAAGGATGTTGGTATTATCGCTCCCTGGGCCTTCGCGGTTGCCGATGGTGTCGCTTATTGGATGTCTCAACACGGCTTTTTTATGTACGATGGATCGGTCCATCCGATCCCCTATTATGAGGATATCCGGGATTTTGTTTATGACCGACTGGACGAATCCCAACAGATCAAGATCGCCTGTGAATACCGCGCCAGGCACAACGAAATTTGGTGGTATTATCCGTCTGGCGGCACGGAAAACGATAGCTACGTCATGGTGTCGCTGGAAACCATGACATGGGTAACGGGAACCGCCGATGTCACGGCCACGGCGCGGCGGCCGAGCGGTGCGCAGCGGACGTTGACCACCGATGCCAGCCAGTTCATTCACGAGCATGAAGCCAAAGGCGTTGTCGATGCCGATGGTGGCAACCTGCCCTATTCACTGGAAACCGGCCTGGTGCAACTCGCCAACGGTACACGGGTGTCTGACATTTGGGGTTTTCTGCCGGATTTCAAGAAACTCACCGGCTCTTGCAATTTGCTGATCGAAACGTTTAACCGACCACAATCTGCAGGGCTCGAAGACAGCGCGACCAAGGCCGTCCTGTTGACCGACGAAATCGTTGATTTCAAAGTCTCCGGGCGGCTGTTCAAATTTATCCTGACCGGCACGGACATTGGCAACGATATGAGGATCGGACAACCGCAAATTCTTCTCGACGATGCCGGCGCGAGGCGAGCATGAGAAAACTGGCCCTTGGCAAACCGCCATCATCGCCACCCCCCCTCAATCTCTCTAGTTCATCGAGACTCGAAGCGCTTGAAAAAAAAGTCGAATGGCTCATAAATTCCATCAATGAAATTCAGATAGCCAGCTACGAAGAAATTGTTGGAGAACTTGCCGATGCCTACACCGTGACCAACATTCCAGACCCACCGGACAGGGCATTGAGCGGGACGGAAACCACCGCAGCCGATATTGCGGCGGTCCTGGCGACGCTTATTTCGGATTTGAAAGCGCGGGCATTCAGACCATGAGCGCTTTAGATAACATCGACGTCAGAGTGGCAACGGAAGACGATTACGAAGGGCTGTTCGAGCTGCTCGCTGGAATGCACAAGGAAATGGCGATCGCGCCGCTCAATGTCGATAAGGCAGCCGCATCGATTTCCGAAGGCGTGATAAACGGCGAAGTGCTTGTCGCGTTGGACAAAAAAGGAAAAATTGTCGGGACCATCGGTGTGATCGAGGAAAAATGGTGGTATAGCGATAGCTCATATTTGATGGATAGATTCTTCTACACTGCACGATCTGAACGTGGCGATGAGATTGGCAAGGCGCTTTTGGAAGCGGTCACGGTGTTTTCAGATAGTCGCAATTTGCCTCTCATTCTCAGCGTTATGAATCCGAAGCGAGCGCGTCCAAACAAGCGCTGGCAGCGTATTTTTGACCGGGCAATGTTTATTCCGGCCGGATACGGCCTGATAGCTCCGAAAGGATCAGATGATGGGCCTGTGCGGTAGCGACCAAACCACCCAAACCACTACGAGCGTAGTCGATCCTCAATTGCAGAAGATGGCGAAAGACGCCTACGGCAAGGTCAACACCTTGTCGGAAGTACCGTTTGAGCCATACGGCGGCGATCGTGTCGCTGGCTTCACACCCGATCAGCAGTCGTCTTTCGATGCGATCCGAAATATGTCGGGCAGCTTCGATCCATCCGTTGCCGGTACGGCGCAGGGTTATGTGACCGACTATGCCACGGCACCCGGCCAGAACATCAATACCAGCCGGATCGTCGATGAAACCGGTCGCCTGGGCGCGATGGGAGATTACATCAATCCATTTATTCAAGGTGCTCTCAATCCGGCTATCCGCGACATGCGGGAATCCGGATCTATACATCGCAATGAGATTGGCTCCCAAGCGCAAATGGCTGGGGCGTTTGGCGATGCGCGACACGGTATTATGGAATCCGAACAAATGGAGGGCGAGACCGAAGCGATTGGTGATCTGTCAGGGCGCATGTACGCCGACGCTTGGGCACAGGCTATGGGGCTCAGGGGAGCCGATGAGGCGCGTTTCTTGACCACCGATAGCTTCAACGCCGAATCCAAAGAACGGGAGCTAGAGAGGATGTTTAGCGGCGCCAAAGGCCTATTGGGCTCACAGGCCGGTGGCATCCAGAACTGGTTGTCGGCAATCAATCCGCAGCTTGCCGCCGGAACGCAGCAGCAGCAATTGAGCCAGCAAGGGCTTAATGTCGGCTTTGAGGATTATCTGATGGGCTATGACCATCCCTATAAAAACATGGAAGTGTTGCTCGCAGCCCTGAGCGGCCAGCCATACGATTCGACGGAAACAAAAACGACCGAACAGCCCGACAATTCCTTGGCAACGCTCATCGGTGCTGGGCTTGGCGCCTTTCTGTAGGAGATCATCATGCTAGTCGAAGAACTGCTGAAATATTTTCTCACTGGGGGCGCCGCTGATAAACTTGTCGATCAGAATTGGTGGCCAGAAGATCGACAAGCCCCGGAAAAACCAAAGCCGCAGGGTACGCGGCCTAGCGGTTTCGGCGGGAGCGGCGGTGTCAGCCCGGGTAGCGGTTTAGGTGGTACAAATAGGCTCGTCAATCCGTTCCCCCCCGTTAGCGATTGGAACATTATCAGCAGGGGCGGAGCGGGGGGAGCGGGGGCGGGGAGAGCGCCGGCACCAATGCCATCAACCCTTCCTCCCGTGCCGCCGTACCTCAATCCGTTCCTGCACAACCCCGGAAACACCATGTCGGAAGGGTGGGTTCCGCCCGCGCAGAATAAGCGGTCAGGCGGGTTAGGCGGGTCAGGCGGGTTCGGCTTCAACAATCTGCAAGTACCACGGTGATAATATGGACCTATTAGCTGCTATCCAAGCCATGTTTAGCGGCGGTGGAATGGCTCCGGCAACCGGTTCTGTCCCTACCGCAGCTAACGTTGCTCCGGGTGCACCGCCGATGCCGTTGGGGCAGGCGGCAGGGGGGAGTCCGATGGCCGGGGGCGTACCGGCCGCACCAGGCATCGATCAATATCAGCCGCAAAACGGGCCGCTTGGCAGATTTCTCGCCACTATGTTTGGAGAGGGAGTCCCAGATCGGGTCCGGGATACTCTTGCCGGCATGGGTGCTGGCGATCCAACACAGCCGTTCCTTACGAATTTGGGGCAGGGAGCAACAGGGGCGAGGGTCAGTCGCAAGGAACGGCTTGACCGAAAGCGCGATCTGGCGACGAAAAAACGCGATGATGACCGGATAGAAGCCAGAATGGGCAACGAAGAAGAGCGATTGAGACTGTTGCGAGAAAACGCCGGACGCGCTGCCACAAAAGACAAGTGGAGCAATCTCGACAAGGCATCGCAGATCATCACGCGAGAGTCAAAACGCCGGTTGAAAGAATCCGGCGACTATCTGACGACAGATCAACAATTCAAACTTTTCAAACTCGTCCGAGAAGAAGTCGAAGCCGAAATGGGGGAGCCGGATGATTATGAAGGTTGGAGCGAAGAGGAACTTGCCAAGATAGAAAAACTGACCGAAAAATGGACCGATTATTACCGTGAGAAATTGAAAAGAGGGAGTGTTACGACGCCAGCCACGGCTGATCTTGGCGTTCCGGTCGCCGATCCTGCAACTGGCATTTTCACCCTTCCGCCTGGATTAACGCCGGAACAGCAGAAGGAATGGTTTGAACAGATTCCTCCCGGCACCCCGGAAAACCCCACAAGAGTCATCAATCCAGCTACTGGTCTGGAAGTTGAAAAAGAATGACGCTTATCGAGGATAAGGTCTATGAATTGTTGGGCGGCGTTGAAGAGACGGAGCCGATCGATCTATTAAAGTTGCCGGGGTTCAAACCAGTATCCGACACCCCGATTCCACGGGCAAAGCCCGTCAAGGCTGAACCAATCGATTTGTTGAGTATGCCGGGATTCAAGCCGGTAGAGCCGGTCGAGCCGGACTTGTCAGCTTCTGCATCCATCCCCTCCGATGAGGCATACGCCGCTTGGAACGAGAAAGAGGGAGTCGAAATACCGGCCCTGAAACCACGTATCGAGCGCGGCGTCGATACTGACGTTCTGGATTCCGCCTTCGAGCGCACGGGCGAAGTGCCGCTGATGCGTAAGGACGAGTTTTCCGAGTGGGCCAGCGACATTCATCAAAAAATAAGCCAATCACCGGCGGGGCCGCATTTCTTCAAGCATCTGGACGAATTGCGCGATGGTCGCATGACGTCGGCTGAGTTCGAGAAAAAGGTAAGGTCTGAAATCCTGCCAGGCTCCGTTAAGGGTGGGGAACAGGCCAAACCATTAGAGCCAAGCGAGGACGCCTATCTGGAAGGCGTAGCCGGGACAGCACGGTTCACGGGTGGGCCGGGACAACTGGAAAATCTCGACCAGCTTCTTCCAGAGAGTGTTTTTGGCGATTATGGCCGGCTTACGGAAAAACAGGGGATTCAGGAGGTCAAGGAAAGATTGCCAGCGGATGTGGCCAAAGCGAAACAATTGATGGAGGAATTGCCGGAGGAACAGGAACGTAGCAGGACACCGGGTCTGCTTGAGGAAGGTGGGCCGCAGAATCTACGCGGTGAAATGCTGAAAAGGGAACGCAAAGGACGCTACGAGCAGCGTTCCAGAGAGGCCCTTGAGGCGTTTCAGAAAGTTCTCAAGGATCGTAGCCAGCTTGCAGGCGAAATGCCGCTTCCGAAATTTTCCAAAATGAGAGACGCGCTTGATCGTTTCGCTTTTGGACTTTTCCAAGCTGTGCCAGGCGTGATGAAATGGAGCGGCATTGCTGCTGGAAATGTCATCCCCGGCGTCGATGAGGCGAACGCCGTTAAAAAGGCCGGCGATTATATGGAGGAACGGCTGCTTAAAGCCTTCCCCGGTGACGAGACGCGGGCAGATGATTTAATATCCGGCCTGGCGGGCGGCGGCGGGTCGATGGGTGGATTTGTGGCTGGCGGCGGCTTGATGGGCGGCCTTTTCAAGATGTTGGGGATGCCGGCCCGTGCGGCGCGTACTACCGGCGTTGCAGCGATTGGTGGCGCTGTGGAAGGGCCGGGCGGCTACGAGGATGCTGTAAAGTTCGGCGCTACGGCAATTCAGAAATATACGGCGTTTTATCTCAGAACCGGGCTTGGCCTGACCGAAGCACTGCCGATCGATCGTTTCTTTATGCGGCTGCAAAATCGCAGCGGTGGCAGGGTGTCAAGGATGCTGGCAAATACCCAAGCACAAGGCTTTGAGGAATTTCTGCAAGAGTTTGGCCAGAATGTCGGCGGTGATGTAATTGCAGCCGGCTTGGGCGATATTTTCCCCGGATATGACCCTGATCGAAAGATTGATTGGGACGCAGCGATCAAGAACGGCACAATCGGCGCTATCCTGGGCGGTATTATGGGTTTTGGCACCGGTATGCCCAGCGGGCACAAGCCGCCTAAACTGCCAGACATCCCGCCTGAAATTGCCGAGCAAGAAGCCAGGCGTCGGATGCAGCCGCCGCCATCGTTCCCAGTGGAAGAACCTCCGGGGCCAAGCGCGGGACCGGTCACACCACCGGCTCCCGTGGCTCCGCAGGCTCCCACGGTAGCTACCGAGCCCGAGCCGTCAGAGGGCGGCGTCCAGCCGCCAGAACCAGAAGAAGAAAAGCCGGAACAGGTAGCGAGCAGGGACGAAGCCGCTTTGCTGCGCGGTGCTGGCTGGATTGATAAAGAAATCTTCGGTATGGATAGGGAAGTTCTCGATGTGAACCTTGAAAAAGCTCGCAAACAACGCGCGGAGCCTATCTATGACGATGATGAAATTCAAACGGAAGATGCTGGACCGGCGGCTGTCGAAACGCCAGGCGTACCAACACGAACTGAACCAGATGAAGGAGAGCCCGGACAAGAAGGTGTCGCAAGCGTCGAGGAACTCGACGAAACTGGCACTAAACCGGTGGATCAAGACGCTGGACAAGGAGATCGACGTCCTGTTTCACCACCAGAGCCGACGAAGGAAATTGAGCCTGAGGAGCCCGAACCTTCCGTAGAACAATTTGAGCCGGAGCACATCGTCGATGACGATCCGGACTACGATGAGCGTATGGACGAATTGGAGGCCGAAGGCACGGCAGAAAAGCCGGTTGTCGTAGAAACGGCCGAGGATCTGGAACAGGCCGCAGCGGTGGCCGATCCGGACCCGCCAGAGGGCAAGATAAAAGCCGGCACCTATCAAAAGGGCCATGCCAAGATCCACGGCCTCGATGTAACAATCGAGAACGCCAAGGGCTCTGTGCGGCGCGGGCGGGGCGCTGACGGCAAAGCTTGGCGCGTCAAAATGCCGGCCGCCTACGGCTACATCAAGCGCACCGAAGGCGCAGACGGAGATCAGGTCGATGTCTACATCGGCGACGATCCCGCGAGCAAACAGGTGTTTGTCGTCGATCAGAACACCCTTGAGGGCGCGTTTGACGAGCACAAGGCCATCATGGGCGTCGGCACCGTCGAGGAAGCCCGTGCGCTTTATATCGAAGGTTTCTCTGACGGTAAGGGCGAGCAGCGTATCCGTGCCATCACGGAAATTCCGATCGATGAGTTCAAGGAATGGGTCAAAAGCGCTGACTCAACAAAACCACTTGGTAGAGTTGACAAGCCCAAAAAGCCGCCGAAGCCGGGCACCCGTCCACAACTATCAACTGACGAGGCGACTTACAAAGGAGACTTAGTTCCTGCTGTTCGTGTGGGCGATGATTTATTTATAGGAGATACTCATCAAAGCGCACTCGCCAAAGCCGTTCAACATTTTGGTGAAGATAGTCCGGAAATCCGCGCCTTTGAAGCCCTCGACGATCCCATGCAAAACATTGGGACACTCAAAGGCAAACGACCTAGCGGTGTATCTAAGTTTCTAGCCGGTGTATCCGGCGACCCCAAAGCAATCGTCGATGCCATGAAAAAACGGCGGGACACAAAGCCGACCGCTCGTGGGCCATCTGATCCTGAATTGAGAATGGTCAAAATGCCGGCCCGGCGAATATTGAAAAAAGCTGGCGGCGTTGATCCCAAAAGTCCGCTTGCCGGCGAATTGCGGCACATGGGGATCACTAACAAATCGGCGCTTGGCCTGTTCAAAAAGGGTGGACGAACCGCGGTCGATAATTTTGTCGCCAGCGACCATGACATTTTCGCGAACATTGAAACCAATAATGGCTACGTTCCGCAAGAAGTGTTTTTTGAAGCGCTGCGCGATGAAATGTCAGGGGCGCCGTGGCGTTCGGTTGAAGAACAAACGGCGATCGATGAGTTCAAAGGCGCGATGCGCGGCGGTGATGAAGAGCAGCGGACTCGTGAGGACATCATTGCTCTGATCGAGGAAAATGGTGGTGAAGCCGATCAGGAATGGGTTAAAGCAGCGATGGATTTGGTCACGGCTGGTGAAGCCGTTGACGAAGCGATCGCGCTTGCCGCTGAAAACCTGCAAGTGAAAGAGGCGTCTGATGAAGATGCTATCGAAGAAGATGCAATCCCGTTTGGCGAAAGGCCACCTGAGTCTGAAAGAGACACGGGAAGTCGTGAGCCAATTGCGCCGCCGCGAAGCGAGCGCATCCCCGCTGGAGAAGAAGATACTGCAGAGGCATCGGAAGCGGTTCGCGATGCTGGTCAGGATGAGGGCCAAACAGCAGTAGAGCCCGGCGCCGAAGGCAAGCCGCAAGGCGTCCTGCCTGGCACCGAGAAAATCAGCGACGCCGAACTGGCACAGCGCAAGGCTGACCAACGCCTCAAGCCCAAAGCAGATCAACAGCAGGCCGATGAAGGTCTGTTCAGCGACGACAGCCGGCAGGTTGATCAGGTCGATGAAGATCGCAAGCCAACCAAACCGCTTGATGATATCCACATCACCATCAAGGCCGACATTGCCGGCACCGAAGAGACGGCGACAATCCGCTTTACGGCGGTTGAGGCGCTGAAACTGGTCGATGACCGGATCGCTGGTCTGCAGCAGCTCAAGGATTGCGTGTCGGCATGATCACGATCACCGAAGACGGATTGGCCAGGCTCAAGGTTCGAGGCGCACAGATCCGGCGCAGCGACGACAAAAAGAGAGTCGAACCGACTCTGATCGCCAAAAAGGTTGCCGAGAAAGTTCTGTCGAAGCCGGAAGTGCCGGGGCTCAACATTCTACCGTTCATCAAAAAGTCGTTGCCATCGTTCGATTTCTCGATGAAGCGCGACAAGCAAGGTTGGCTGACATCGGTATCGGCAAAATCGATCGGCGCCGACAAATCGAAGGTCTACGAATTTAAGATGGAGCGCGACAAAAAAGGCTTGTTGAAATCCGTCCAGATGGACTCTGGAACGAAGCATTACAAATTCACCATGAATCGTGATAAAAAGGGATTCCTCAGTACGATCAAAGCTAAACCCGTCTGATCATTGGAAAAATTATGAGCGATCGAATGCACGTTGCGATCGTGGCCCTTGGGCCATCGTCGATGCAGTTTTTGAAATACGCAGAAGGGGCCGGTGGTTCCAAGTCGTACTGCGATGAAGTTTGGGGCGTCAACATGAACGGCGGCGTCCTGCAATGCGATCGGATCTTCCACATGGATGATTTGAAAATACAGGAAATGCGTATAGCCTACGGCTCTCCAATCGCCGAGAAGCTAACGGGTATGCTCGCCTGGATGAAAGATCATCCCGGGCCGATCTACACGTCTCGCGCCTATGCTGACTATCCGGGCTCGGTGGATTATCCGCTTGAGGACGTCATTCGCGCCACCGGGGCGCCCTATTACAACAACACGGTGCCTTATGCGCTGGCTTTAGCGATCTCGCTGCCGGTCAAGAAAATGAGCCTTTTCGGCTTGGATTACACCTATCCCGATAGCCAGGCGGCCGAAACCGGCCGCGCCTGTTGCGAATATTGGCTTGGCCGAGCACACGGCATGGGCATTGAGGTTTTCATCGCACCGGAATCGACACTGATGGATGTGTGCAAACCGGTTTCGTCGAAATTCTACGGATACGACACCCTCGATGTGTCGGTCGAAATCAAGAATGGCGACGTGCAGGTTCGCACCAAGCCGAAGCTGAAACTGCCCGATATCGGTGAGATTGAGCGCACCTACAATACTTCGGCATGGGCCTGTCGGTCCAAGCATGAAGTCCGTGGTGGTGAAGCGCTGGACCGGCTAATGGCCTATGAGGACGTGAAAACCGTTCTTGATGTCGGTTCGGGCGAAGGTGAACAGGCGCAGATCATGCGCGATGCGGGCTTAAAGGTGACGACTGTTTCCTATATTCCGCCGGCCGACATCGTAGGCGACTTTAACAAAGCGCTGATCCCCGTCCCGTCCGTCACCGATAAAGACGGCAACGATATCAACGGATTTGACGCTATTTGGGCGAGTCACACGCTCGAACATCAAGTGGACGTCCATACGTTTTTGAAAAGGTGCCATCAGCTTTTGCGAGACGATGGTGTGTTTGCGGTCACTGTGCCGCCGTCGCGAGACGGTGTTCTCGGTGGCCATGTTACCCTGTGGAACACAGGTTTGGTTTTATACAATCTGATCATAGCGGGTTTTGACTGCTCCGAGGCGCGAGTCTCAGGGTGCTACCCCTGCGCACTGAACGAAGTTCCTTACAATCTCAGCGTGATTGTTCGCAAGAAGACCGCTCAATTGCCGGATCTGGATATGGATTTTGGCGATATCGGGCGGCTTCAAAACTTCTTTCCGGTTCCCGTTGCGCATGGGTTCGACGGCAACCTCACACCTGTTCGATGGTAACAGAGAAGGAATTTTGCCATGTCGAAATCTGACGCTTTTGAAAATGATCTCATTGACTTGATCTTCAATGCGATCGCGATTGCCAATTTGGCCGATAATGCCTCCGTTTCGCCGTTGATTGTCTTGCAGATTTCCCTGCATACGGGCGACCCAGGCGAGGCCGGCACTCAGGCAACCAGCGAAACGACCTACGGCACCTATGCCCGTATGCCTGTGGGCCGTACAACGACCGGCTTCCTTGTCACCGGCAATCAAGCCTTTCTCCGCGCCAACCTGGCGTTTTCCACACCAACATCCGGTTCCGGTACAATCTCGCACTTTGGCGTTGGTACGGCCACGTCAGGTGCCGGCATTCTCTATTATTCCGGTACGGTGACGCCGAATATCACGATCTCAACCGGCATTACGCCAACGCTGACTACCGGGTCCAACGTTTCCGAGGATTGATAAATGGCGCTGATCTTCAAGGATCGCGTCAAGGAAACAACCAGTACCACCGGCACTGGTACGTTTACGTTGACAGGCGCGGTCACGGGTTTTCGGGCGTTCTCGGATATCGGGGACGCCAACACCTGTTTTTATGCGGCCATCAACGAGGCCGACGACGAGTGGGAAGTCGGCGTCGGCACCTATACGCTGTCAGGGACGACGCTTGCCCGGACAACGGTTCTGAACAACCATCTTGGCACTACGGCGACGGTCGCGTTCACCAGTACGCCGATCATCTTCTGCACCCTGCCGGCCGATAAGGTTTTCAACAAATCCGGGATCAGCTTCACCATCGATGGTGGCGGTGCTGTCTTAACGGCCGGTGAGAAGGGCCATATTTTTGTCCCGTTCGATTGCACAATCACCCAGGTATCGGCGTTTGGCGATGCAAGTGGCACGGTAACGGTCGATATCTGGAAAGACACCTACGCGAATTTTCCGCCCGTAAATGCCGATTCCATAACGGCATCGGCGCCGGTCGCGCTGTCTACGGCACAAAAATATCAGGATTCGACGCTAACCGGCTGGACAGTAGACATTTCGGCGGGTGATGTCCTTGCCTACAACGTCGATGCCTCGCCTACCCCCGCGACCATCACCAGACTCACAGTCGCTCTCGATGTGACGAAGACATAGGACGATCAAATGGCTCTCCCGACACACCGAAAAGATGAAACGCTCGACAAGGTTTTCCAGAATGTCTTGCGCGATGCAGCCCGTGCCCGTGGGATGGCCAAGGGCATGTCGGACGACATAGGAGCGGGGCGCGATGTGCAGGTCCGCATCATCACACACCTGTATGAAGATTTGTGGTCAATCCTTGGACGGATGCCCGGATATCGGGCAACTACCGGCATTGCAGTCTATGTGGAAGAGCATTGGGATGGCGATCCTGCCTTGAATGCTACGGTTGAGTTCGATGCGATGGAGACGGCGATTGCTGCTTTTCTGACGATTGTTGACAACAATATCGACAAATCAGCCAACGGCTATATCGAGGAACGCAAGATCGAGGCCGATGGCAGTCTGACGTGGCACACCAAAACCGCCGTCGAACTGGCGACATTCAAGACCAAACTCGATGATCTCATTGCTACAATTGCCTTGTGATCCGCTATGGCCGTACCCGTCTTTGAGAGCAAAACGCTTACGGAGTTTGATACCGAAACCACGTCGCCGACTTTTGATATGCCGGCGACGCGGCCTGATGATGATCTCTATATTGCGCTATTGTACGCTGACGGCAACAGTTCGTATTCCAGTCCACCGGGTAACTGGACATCTTTTTACAGTGTAACTCCGGGCGCTGAAGGGCCGCGAATTGCGGGCTATTGGTGGATAGGTGACACGGAGCCTGCAACATATTCCATCACGTCTGGCAATGAGAAACAGGCGGGGGTAATCGTCCGGCTTTCAGGGACACACCTGACCGATCCTGTTGATGTCGTAGGAACTGATAGTGGTAACACGGGAGCAACCAATCAGTTTGCACCAGATATCACAACGACAGTCGATCTGACCCTTGTCCTTCGTGTGTTGGGCGCTGACAACGTGTTTGTCACGGCCCCCACTACATCAATCCAGAATGGCGCTACCGCCGGTCCGGGCGGGGTTGGTTATGGGGCCTCACGCGAGACAGGCCCAAACCCGGCAGGCGTGACCGGAACAGCACAGTTCTCGCATAGTTCTGCAAAATGGTCATCTGGAACATTCTCTATAAAGGGGCCTGACGCAGGAGCGTTTTCCTTTGGCTCAATTCTGCATTGAAGGAGTGAAAAATGGCTGTTCCAACAATAGCGGCATCAGGTGCCGGTGCGGTTTCCTTCTCTACGGATCTGAATGTTCCCTATCCTGCCGGAATTACTGCCGGAGATTTGCTGTTCGTTCATACCGTTATTAGCAGTTCCGTGGGAATGAACATTCCGGCTGGATGGACGGAGGTAAGAAATACCGGCGCCACCGATCCACGGGCACAGGTTTTTCGCAAAATCGCGGATGGCACTGAAACTGGCAACCTTACGATTTCAACAGCTTCCAGCAATACCGTTCGCACCGGCCGTATGCACCGTAGCGATGATGCCGATACCATCGAAGCCGTTGTCAACAATACCGGTGCCGGCCGTACTGTTTCGCATCCTGACATCACGACGCTCACCGCTGACAGTCTGGTGTGCATGTTTACGGGTATCAGAAACGATGAAGCGGCATTATCATTTACTGGCGAGACAGGTGGCGATCTGACGCTGTTGAACGACTTTCTAACGACGACCGGATCGGATCAGGCTAATTCGTGTCAAACGGCCGATATGGCTTCTCCTGGGACAATTTCAGGAGGGACGTGGATAAAGCCATTAAGCGACAGTTGGACTCATATCGGCTTCGCAATTTACCACGCTCAAGTGCCGCTCAGTTCTCTCGGCTCGGTCATGTTTTAAGAGTGGCCAGGCATGGGAAAGGAGATCGAATGGATCATCTTCTACGATGACGAAAGTTCGTTTTCATCGGTCGATGGTCCGCCTGGCGAGGCGCCGCGTGATGGCGTCCAGTGCATCGCTGTCGTTGACCGCGGCTGTGGCCATTACATTTTAAGCGAACAAGATTGGTATTGCTGGCACTTCGAGGACGATTGTTGGGTGCCACACGGATGGGCCGGAATGCTGCAATACCTGCGTAAACCGGGCGTTTTGAAGATTGTTCTTGAGGGATATGCCATCAAGGGCGAACGGCATTACAAGCAGCGCTCAAAGGCCCGGAAAGACCCAAGATTACCGCCTGTCACGGCTAAACCTCCAAGACAACTGGAGAATACGCCATGACTGCGATGAATCCCATTACCGAGCAAGAATTTTACCGCATTCGCGATGATACGACTGCTGCGGACCCCGGCACACCAAATTGGATATCGACGGAAAATCAGGCCACTCGCACGGTCATCGATGTCGATACGCCCTTCCGTATCCGGTTCGTCACTGCAAATAGTGGCGATGCCAATGCTAATTCGGCGTTCCAGCTCAGGATGGAAAAAAATGGGACGGGCGGCTTCCTTGAAGTCACAACGGTCTCAGCGAATGGCGCACAAGCCGCTGCCGTCAGTTCCAGCGCCGATGCCACGGTATTAACCACCGGGAATTTTCAGCTTTCGGCTGGTACTGGCACGGCGGCCAACGGTGAATATTCAGAGGATGGGATCTCTGACGCCAATATGGGCCAAGGCGCCTACATCGAGGTCGAGTTTGGCGTCACCATACCGGCCGCAGATGTCGCTGACGCCGATACCCTTGATTTCCGCGTCTATTATGATGGAAGTGCGTTCAACAACTACGACACCAACGCCACCGCGATTGTTGAGGTCAATAAGGTTGTCGGATTATCGGTCGGAGCCTCTGCAGGCGTCGCAACCGCGACAGCGTTAAGCGGTTCCATCGGTGCATCCTTGGGCGTCGGAACGGCTGTCGCCAAGATCGACATCCTTGGCGTGTCGGCGGGTGTAGCTTCTGTAACGGGTCTTTCCGGTTCAATTGCCGCATCTCTTGGTGTCGCAACGGCCGTTGCAAAGATCGATATTCTCGGCGTGTCGTCTGGTGTTGCGGCTGTCACCGGTAAATCAGGCTCGATTGCCTCTGCGGCGGGTGTCGCAACGGTTGCCGGTGAAGCCGCAGGTCCGGCAAGTCTCGCTGCATCGGCAGGTGTCGCGACGGTTCTTGGCTTGTCCGGTTCCATCGGTGCATCCTTGGGCGTCGGAACGGCTGTCGCCAAAACGGACGTTGAAGGTATTGCAGCCGGTGTAGCGACCGTCACAGGCCTGTCAGGCTCGATTGGCGCATCGATCGGCAAGGCGGTCGTCCTTAGCTACAGCGACCAACAGAGCGGTTTCCTGCTTGGCCACAAGGCATTCGCGGAAGTCGGATTCAGTGGTGATGGAGCGTTTGCGGAAGCGGCGGGTGCCGTCTCTGTTGCTGCTTCGGCAGGCGTCGCCACGGTCGCGGGCCTATCGGGGTCAATTGCTCAATCGGCAGGTGTTGCAACCGCTGTCGCCAAAATAGACATCCTTGGCGTTTCGGCGGGCGTAGCTGCCGTTATCGGTAAATCAGGCTCGATTGCCTCTGCGGCGGGTGTTGCAACGGTTTCCGGTGAAGCTGAAGGTCCGGCAAGTCTCGCTGCATCGGCAGGTGTTGCAACTGTACTAGGATTGAGCGGTTCAATAGCTTCTGCGGCAGGTGCGGGAACTGTCACCAGCCTTTCCGGTTCCATTGGCGCCTCGTTGGGTGTTGCAACGGCTGTCGCCAAGATCGATATTCTCGGTGTTTCAGCCGGCTTGGCTACCGCTACGGGCCTGTCCGGTTCCATCGCTGCCTCTGCAGGTGTTGGAACGGCTGCTGCCAAGATCGACATCCTTGGTGTTTCAGCCGGCGTGGCCACGGCTATCGGTCTTTCTGGCTCGATCGGTGCGTCGATCGGCAAGGCGGTCGTCCTTAGCTACAGCGACCAACAGAGCGGTTTCCTGCTTGGCCATAAGGCATTCGCGGAAACCGCCTTCAGTGGTGATGGAGCGGTTTCAGCAGAAGCAGCGGTTATTGGCGTTTCGGCTGGTGTTGCAACGGTCCTTGGTCTGAGTGGTTCGATTGCCGCATCCCTTGGTGTCGCCGCGGTTTCTGGTATAGCCGAAGGGGTCGGGGGCGTCGGCGCTTCTGCAGGTGTAGCAACCGCTCTTGGTTTGTCCGGTTCGATCGCGGTTTCAACCGGTGTTGCCACGGTTGCCGGTGTCGGTGCTGCGGCTGGCAGTGTCGCGGCGGCGGCAGGTGTTGCCACCGCTCTTGGCTTGTCCGGCTCGGTCGCGATTTCAACCGGCGTGGCCACGGTTGCCGGTGTTAGTCCTGTGCTTAGTGTCGCGGTGGCAGCGGGCTCGTCAACCGTTTTGGGCATTTCGCCACCGATTGCCGGTCAGATCATCATACCGGGCGGCGGCGGAATCGGTGTAGGAGGGACAACCAGGCGCAGGCGGCCAAAATACCGGCAGCCGGAATATTACGACCGGTGGGAGGAATACGAGAAGCAAAAGCGCCGCGCCAAAGGCTTGGACGATGATCTCGATGAGGAACAACAGCGACTTGCTCAAATCTTCCGGGAAGATGAGGAAATCGTTGCAATGCTGGCTTCAACGATTGTTCATGGGATATTGGAATGAGCCTCACATCCTGTCTGAAAAAGCTCGAAAAAACCGTGTCGGCCGAAGACGCTGTGCGGGTCCAGTCGATTTACGGCGAATTGACCGAAGCCGTGATGAGCGCCAACGAAGCGGCCATCGAGGCCGTTAATCGCGTACTGGCCGAAGCCAAGACAGAGCGCCTGGAGATTGTCGCCAAGATCGAGAAGGCCGGCGGCGTGGTGAAACCGGAAGCCGATCTTCTCGGTGAAACAGAGGCAGACGAAGGCAAGATCGAGGATTTCGGCGAGGTCATTGAGGGTGCCAGGAAGCACCTTGCCAGCGAACTAAGCTCGAAATTAAGCGACACAGAGATTAATGTTGTTGTTGAACCGCTGAGCAAGAGCTTTCCGCGGCCCAATTACGTCAAGCTGGCCGAGGAAGGTGTGCCCGGCAAAACACTCGCCTATGTGGCGCTGTTCCGTTCGGAGATCCCGCACAAGCCACGACAGCCTTACAAGGTCAAACGTTGGGGCGAGCAAGTCGAGACGATGCGAAAATTCGCCAGCGATATGCTCAGTGGCGATGCAGAGCTTATGGAGCGCGTCGAAAAGGGACTGTCCGAATCGAGCTTCGAACATTCTTTCGCGTGGACCGCCGAGGCGATCAAGGGCATCCCGGCAGACAAGATCGAACGCGCCGCTGATATTCGCGTCAAGTCCGGTGAATATTCGGTCTTCGCTGGTGTGCGATATGACCCGGCCAAGCTGCTCTATTTCGTCGAGAAGCGGCGCGGTATGCCCTACCAGAGTGGCGGCTACCGGATCGACCGAGCAGAAGCCCATAGCGAGACGCTTGAAGGTGCCATTAAAAAAGGCACCGAGATCGCCCAGCAGATGGTCGAGCATGAAGGCGGCACCCAAAGCAAAGAGCGTTCCAAATATACCGATGTCAGGCTTTACCGGGATGTTGCTACCAAGAAGTTCTATATCGCCTTCAAGGTGCGCAGCACGATTATCAGGGTCAAAGACGGCTTCGAGAGTTCGAAAGCCGCCCGTGAATATCGCAACGAAAACCGTGATGAAATCCAGCAGATCATCGACGATCTGCGCCGTGGTCCGCGCGAGCGCCTTGAAACCAACGAACCACGCGCCGGCCTTGACCGACGCGAAGGCGATATTACGCCCGAGATATTCTCCGAGAGCTTCGGTTTCCGTGGTGTCCAGTTTGGCAATTACGTTGAAGGGCCTCGCCGGCAAGCCGATCTGAACCGCGCCTATGACGCTCTGTTTGACCTCGCGGACGCTGTTGGTGTCCCGCCCCGGGCATTGTCGCTCAACGGCTCCCTTGGCCTTGCATTCGGCGCACGGGGCCGTGGTGGCAAGAATGCGGCGGCAGCACATTTTGAGCCCGGGGAGATTGCGATCAATCTGACCAAGGGGGCTGGACCCGGGTCACTGGCCCACGAATGGATGCACGGCGTCGATAACTATTTTGCCCGTCAGGACAAGGCTGGCGGATTTATGAGCGAGCGGCATCGTGCTCCTGGCGCTAAAGGGCCGGTCAGGGATGAGGTTTACAAGGCGTGGCGCGGTATTGAGAAAGTCGTTGGAGAAGGAAGTTTCAGCGAACGCTCGCTTGAGCAGGATAAAGCGCGTTCCAAACCATATTTCAGCACAACGATCGAAAAGGTTGCCCGTTCCTTCGAGCGCTATGTCATCGACAAGCTCAACGAGAAAAAGATCCGGAACGACTATCTTGCCAACATCGATCTGTCCGGCGGCGCCTATCCGACAAACAAGGAAATGGATGATGGCATCCGCGCTGCCTACGACAAGCTGTTTAAGGCGCTGAAAACCGAAGAGACGGCGGAAGGCAATGTGCGTCTGTATTCGGCATCGGTCGCCTCACCAGCGCAAAACTTCTATTCCGGGCTGTTGAAAGCCGTGGAAGAGGCCAAGCTGACCGAGGGTACTTCGGAACAATGGTTGGGTTATTTTTACACTGCGGCCCATAAGAAAACCAAAGCTCTGCGAGACGAGAAAAACCGGCCAACCGGAAAAACTAAAGAGATTGATATACCGGCCACATCGCCAATCCCCGGCGTCACACTAGAGGAAATGGAGTGGATTGGTCTTCTCGACTGGCTGAAACAGCAGAAAGGCCCGCTGACACGGGATGCCGTCGCCGACTTCGTGTATGCCAATCTGGTTGATGTGCAGGAAGTTGTGAAAGGGGAGCCTAGCAAACTAGGTCGCATTGAGGCTTTGCCAAACGGAAAATTCATTGTTTGGGAAGCTGGCGGTGTCAAACGGGTTTTCGACACGCGCCAAGATGCTGAGTATGAGCTAAAACGGTTTCGAGAAGGATACCCCGATAGCGAATCCAGAACCAAATTTCCCTCCTACCAAACACCGGGCGGCAAGAACTACCGCGAGTTGCTGCTGACGCTGCCGACCAATCGAGCTGACGTTTATCATTTTATCCGCGAACACCCGGAAGGGTTTGAGGTAGTCCGCGCCACAGATGGCGTCGAGGAAGTCAGGCAGCAATTTCTAAAACGCGCCAACGCTGAAAAATATGTTGAACGTGCCAACACCCACAATATGGGTGGGCAATTTAGAGAACCCACTTACACCGGCGGCCATTTCGGCAACACACCCAACGTCATTGCCCATATCCGCTTCAACGAACGGGTCGTAGACGGCAAGAAAATCCTGTTCATCGAGGAAATCCAGTCTGATTGGCACCAGAAGGGGCGGAAGACGGGGTATAAAACATCTGATCGTCTGATTGATGGGCATGACTATAATTGGTGGAACAGGCAATCGCAAAACATATTGAACCAAGGTTCAGAATATAGGATTGCCCACAGTGAGGAATACACACAGGCGCTTAGAAATCGTGATTTACTCGCCGGCAACCCCGATGAAGTCCCCAATGCCCCGTTCAAGACCACATGGCCCACCTTGGCCATGAAACGCATGATCAAATACGCCGCCGACAATGGCTTCGACCAAATCGCATGGACAACGGGGGACATGCAGAACGCGCGGTATCCGGATGAACTCAGGAAAGTCGTGACCAGCCTTTCATGGCGGCCAGAAGTACGCAGACCATCGAGCGTTGAGGGTCAGATTGTCAGGATTGTCACCACCATCCAGAAGGATTTAGATGCCGCTCCCATGAGATTCGCGGTCGAGCCTAATGGTGTGATTTCCGCAGCAATGCCGGAAAGAGCGAAAGGCAAGCACATCGAGGAATTGGTCGGCAAGGAAATGGCCGACCAGATTATGGCGGAGCCGTCTGGTGTCATCGATGCCGAGGACTTCGTGATCGGCGGCGAGGGCATGAGGGGTTTCTACGACAAGATACTGCGCTCTGCCGCCAACAAGATCGGCAAGAAGTTCGGGGCCAAGACAGGGACGGTAGGACTTCCCGGAGAATACGAAATTTACCAAGACGTTAAAAGCGGGCTTTGGTTTATTGACGAAGCCGATGTTGACGCAGCCGAAGGGATGAACTCCGGTATAACAACATACGAAACAGAGATCGATGCAAGGGAGGCATTGAAAAAATATCAAGGACCGAACGTCGAAGTTTGGTCCCTACCCATCACCGACGAATTGCGTGAAGCGGTCAGTTCCGGCGGCCTGCCAATGTTCCAGAGCCGCCGGCTGACGCCTGCCGCACAGGCCGCCAAGCCGCTGATCGAGGAAAAGGTGATCGAGATCATCCGGCGCATGACCGATGGGCTCGAAATCCAGCTTCACCCTGACTGGATCGAGGCCGGCAATTACGTCGCACTCGAAGGCTCCGGTGGAGGCACTGTAGCGGGCGGTTTTGCTGATAAAATACAGGGAATTATCGGCATTGCGATGTCGTCTGAAGCAAGTCCGACCGAAGCGGCGTTTCACGAAGGCTGGCACTTCAATGAGGATTTTATGACGCCGCGCGAGAAGGTGTTGATGAAGTTGGAATTGCCACGGCTGCGCAGAATCGTCCTGAATCACTATCCTTCTTTGGGAGATCGGCCAATCGGGGAAGTCATTGGTCAGATTTCCGATAATGAGATCATCGCTTATGCCGGCGCCTACCACATGCAGCGTGGTCTTGTCGGTGTCCATATCGGCATTCGCCGGTTCTTCGATCGCATGGCCCGGATGTTCCGGCAGATCCGCAATGCCATGCGCGGTCTTGGCTTCAATACCGCCGAAGACATATTTGATATTGCCGAGACCGGCAAAATGAAAACCCGCGCAACACCAGCCAAAAGACGCCAATTGGCGCGTGATATGTACCGGGCCACGGGAACTACCGAGCCACAATATTCCGCCAGGCGTCGGCCAAAGACAGATCCAAAGGCTTCGTTTGAGGCAGCGGAGGATGTTTCGTGGGTGATGCGCCGCCTGTTGCGCGGCAATAAATCGATCTTGGGCATGACCTACCCGGAATTTATCACCGACAAGGGCATCATGCGGCAGAAAACTCAGGATCGAATGAACAGCGTCAAACGGCAGCAGCGGGCGATCGAGGCAAGTGGCGGCGTCATCCCGGAATCTCTGGACACCTATCTGGCCGAAGAGAATTATTACGGCAAGGCGGGCGAGCGCCAGACGGCATTCCTGCAAAACCACATCGATCCGCTGACCGCCGACATGCGCGAGCGAAACATCACCGGGGTCGAATTGGGCGACTATTTGTATGCTCGTCATGCACCGGAGCGCAATAAAACCATGCTCGAACGAAATCCGGACATTGAAGACGGATCGGGCATGTCGAACGATGAAGCCGCGCGAATTATGGCTAGGATCGCCAGGGAAGGCCGTACAGGCGATTTCGAGGCGGTGGCCAAGCGGATAGACCGGATCATTAAAGACACCCGTAAGCGGTATAAGAGAGCCGGCCTGATCAGCAAAGAAGAATACGAACAATGGGAAGACCGATGGGAGTTTTACGTCCCGCTGCAAGGGTGGGCCGATGAGGCGATTGGCAACGAAGAGACTGAAATTGGTTTCAAAGGCCGCAGTGGCTTCGATATTCGTGGTCTTGAGAGCCAGATGGCGATGGGACGAACCAGCAGGGCCGAAAACCCGATGCTCAATGTGATCATCGCGGCCGAGCGCTCAATCCTTCGCGCCGAGAAGAACGAAGTTGCACAGACGTTCCTGAAGATGGTCCGGACATATCCCAACAAGACGCTTTGGCGGATTTATACCGGCAAACCGGAAAAAAGACTGAATAAGGATACTGGTTTGATCGAAACCTTTTGGGTGCCGCCTTGGGAAAAGACGCCTGATAATGTCGTTTCCGCCAAGGTCAATGGCGAGGTCAAATGGATTCAGATTTATCATCCCGGAGTTTACCGGGGCATGAAGATGCTCGGCACCGACAACTTCAACGATGTTATCGCGACGTTCGGGATGCTCAACCGCTATCTGAGCCGGGTCAATACCTCGCTCAATCCGGGGTTCATTGTGCGCAACTTCGCCAGGGATCTGCAGACCGCGATGATCCATCTTGGCGAGCAAGATATCCGCTTCATCCGTCTCAAGGTTTTAAGGGACGTACCGGCAGCGATCCGGGGTGTGTTTGGTGGATTGAAGGGCAAGCGGGACACCAAATGGCAAAAGCATTTCGAGGAATTTGCTGTCAAGGCCGGCGGCAAGGTTTCGTATTTCGATATGGATTCCCTCGAAAACAAAACCCGCAAGATCAAAATGGCCCTAGAGGAAGGCAATTTTTATCGTGCTTTCAAATGGACGTGGGATTTGGTTGACCAGATCAACGGCGCGGTCGAAAACGGTGTCCGCCTGGCGGCCTATGTCAATCTGGTGAAGCCGGTCAGTGAGGGCGGGGGAGGCCAGACCATGGCTAAAGCCGCATCCTTCGGCCGCAACATGACCGTGAATTTCAATCGCAAGGGCGAGTGGGGTCCAACGGGCAATGCGCTCTACCTGTTCTACAATGTCGGCATTAACGGACCGGCGCGAATGTTTCAGTTTATGAGGCGCGAACCGGCCAAGGCGGCAAAATATTTCACTGCCTTCATGGCCTTCAACTATGCGCTCGATATGCTCAATTACTTGATCTCTCCGGAAGATGAAGATGGCCAAAAAGCCTACGACAAGATCGAGGAATGGAAACGCGAGCGCAACCTGATCATTATGCTACCGGGCCGGGAAATCATCAGCGGTATTCCGATGGATGGCAGGGACTATCTGAGCATCCCGCTGACGTGGGGATACAATGTGTTCTTCCTGATGGGTCGGGAAATGGCGGCTCTCACCCGTAACAAGATGGGTTGGGGCGCGGAACGGGTCACAATATCGAAATCCGCGGCTAACCTTACCAGCTCTATCGTCAATGCATATCTGCCGGTGCAGATCGGTGGAGGGCTCTGGAGATCGATCGCGCCAACGATCGCCAAACCGACGCTGGAAATCAAGGACAATACAAACTGGCATGGCGGACCAATCTATCGAAAGGTTTTCCCAGGCCAGGAAGCCGAACCGGATAGCCAGCTCTATTTTGAAAAATCGGTCAATCCGGCCCTGCGCGATCTGACAAAAGCGCTGAACAAGTGGAGCGGCGGCAATGAGAACAGAAAGGGCTTGATGGACATCAATCCAGAAGTGATTGATCACTGGATGAAATTTATCACGGGTGGCGCCGGAAAGTTCTGGTTCGACTACATTGGTGGGAATGCCTTGAGGATCATGGAAGGCGAGATAGTTCCGCCTCATAAGATACCGCTCCTGCGATCGCTCCGTGGTCGCGTGGACGATTATACCGGCAGCAATATTTTCTATGACCAGTTGATGCGGGTCCGAGCACTCGACCAAGAAATCAACGCCTTCGATGGGTCTCGTGACAAGGAAGCCGTGAGGGAAGCTAGGGAACGTGATCCGCATCTGACTAAGATGATAGATCCATACAAGGCGGCGGCCAAGGATCTCTTGAAGCTCAAGAAAGACGAACGCGGCATCAAGGGCAGCCGCAGAATGTCAGAAGAGCGGAAAAAACAACGGCTTGAGAACGTTTCTAAAGAGCGAAACAAGGTGATGAGCAGGGCGCGAAGAAAATGGATCGAGACTCATCGAGAGTTGAGAGCGACCGGCGAGTCTGATAGCGGTTTGTGATGGCATCCTTCACCGCACAAGATGTGCACGAAATGGCGGAAATGATGATCGCCGAGGCCAGCAGCGAAGGTTGGAGGGGCATGGCGGATGTCGGTTATGCCGCTTACAACCGCTCTGAATTGACCGGTAAATCAATATCAGAAACCATCAATCACTACGATGCAAAGAGTGGTTATGCGCAGTTCTCCTACCAGACTGACGCAGCCAACATGGAAAGAACCGAGAGAGCGATCGAGGAAAACGCGCCGATCTATATTGAGGCCACACGGCTCGCTGGCGATATTTTGACCGGCCAATCAGCGTATCCAAATCACGGTGGAACGTACTATCACAAAACCAACATGGAAAAACCGCCAGATTGGCGCCATGATTACGATGTCATAGAGGCGATCGATTACGGTAATCACATATTTTATGGTGGACCGATCGCGGCTAGTCACATTACGCATCTTAGCGACATCTTTTCCACCTATGATTTCGGCCCGGTTCCAGAAAATTCGCCCGCCATTCAAATCGCGGCGTGGGCCAATCCAGAGCCGGTTAATCTGTTCGGATTTGAAGACTTGGTGGAAGCGTTTGATTCCCAGGGCTTCCCGATTTCATCGGCAATGGCGGCAGAGGCACCATTAGGCACAAGTATGGAATCGATGGCGGCGAGCCCGGAAATGCCGTCCAATCAGCCAAAACAGCCGGCGATGATGGCACCGGGGATACCGCAGCCACGGCCGTCGCCGGGGATAATGGCGCCAGGCGCCTCGATCGATCAGGTGTCCTACACGCCTGATAATTTCCCGGACGTAATAGCCGGTGGTTTGCGCGGCCGATCAAGCCCAATTTCAAGCCCCCTGGGCGGTGTCGGCAATTATACCAATGAAAATCTCGGCTATGACAGCCTATCCAGCCCGGAAGGCATCGCTCCGGGCCTCATGTCTGGAACCACGGTCAGTGCCAGAGGCGCAGCTAACCCGGAACTGGCATCAACCCCCGCTCCCGTGGCGGCACCTTCCCGCGATCTGCATCAATCCGAAACGCCGAGCATTTTCGATCAAAGAGAACCGGAACCGGCGGCATCGCCTATGTTTGCCGGTGTTCCCGAAGCATCTTTCTCCAATCAAGCAGCGGACGCGGCACCGGGGATTCCACAACCAAGACCCTCGGCGGACGCACCGCTTCCACCGCAGCCGCGTTCATCAGCAGCAGTAAATACACCGCCAAGCAAAGGAAACATTGTCACAGGCGGCTTAAAGGGCGCCGGACAGGGGTTTATCGCCGGTGGCCCATTGGGTGCGGCAATCGGCGGAGCGATCGGGGCGGGTGTTCCGCTCATCAAACGAATGAACAGGACGAGCGGCGGTGCGCCTGCTGATGATGGACCGTCAAGTTGGGGCAGCGATCCAATCTCTGAAATTGCCGATCAAAGCTACAATGCCGATGGATCGTTCAATTTGGACCAATTCTATGAAGCTGCGGCCAAGACCGCTTTTGGCGGTGGCGGCGGTGCTCTGGTGCGAGAAAACCGTGTTGCCTACGAGGCTGCGAAGCGCACGGCGGCGAGCCGTGGCACAGAGAGTTATTACGATTATTCCCGTGGCAGCACCGCGCCGACTAGCGGTAAGTCTTCCAGCAGATCTTCCGGATCGGATCGCAATGGCGGCAGCGATAGGAACGACGATTCCTATGGCGGCGGCGGTGCCGAACGAAAGGAAAGCGAAAAAGGAATGCCGAGCGGCGGCTTTGATCCATCCGAAAGGACTGTCGGTTCATCAAATCGGTAAAAGGAGAATCCAATGTCAAGCATGAAATCCATTTCGCCGGCACTAGAGGCCCAAGCCGTCGATATATCGAGCGTCGATCACGCTTTTCCCAAGCCCTGCAACGCCATTTATGTCGGCGGAACGGGTGTCATCATCGTTGAAATGGGCAATGTCGCGGGTGGCGTTGTAAATGTCACCTTCTCCGCTGTTCCTGCCGGCTATCAACTGAACGTTGCCGCAACCAAGGTAATCAAGACCGGCACCACGGCGACGCTCATGGTGGGGATGTTCTCGTGAGATTAGGACTCGGCCTTGGACTGAGATACAGACGCGCTTTGCTCGGTGAGCCTGTTCTGGCGATTCCGGTCAATAGCGTTGCACCGGCTATCAGCGGCACGGAAACACAAGGTAACGTCCTAACCACGACAGACGGGACGTGGACCGCCAATCCGCCGCCGACCTTCAGCTATCAATGGGATGCCAACGATGTTGTGATTCCGGCCGCGACGGCCAATCAATATACGCTGACGGCGGGTGAAGTCGGCAAGGTCGTCAAGTGCGTGGTCACGGCAACCAACACCGAAGGCTCGACGCCAGCGGACAGTAACGACAGCGGATCAATTGCCGCGGCGGTGGCCGATCCGGTCAATATCGCCTCTGCAGCGGGTGTCGCGACGGTTTCCGGTGAGGCCGCCGGCCTCGACAGCGTTGCCGCATCGGCGGGTGTGGCTACCGCTCTTGGCCGATCCGGTCCAACAGCGCCCAGCGATCTTCTCGATGACTCCGATTTCGATGCCCTGGCGGTTGATTTCGTCAGATTGCTTGTCACTATCCGCGATGTTGCGACACCGGCCAATGACGTCGCCGATGGCCCGATCAATTCCAGCATCGCTTTCACTGGTGGCACCAAGACCATTGTTGCTCTGAGCGGCGTTCTCAAGACGCGAGGGGCCAACACGCTCGAACAATCGCACGATCCTGAAACACCTGGCAATGTAGCCATCGGAACGCTGATCGAGCCGATAGCGGAAGCCAGCATTCACCTGCACTCTGCCGACGCGACAGACGTTTCATGGGTCAAATCCGGTGTCGATGTTCCGGCAACCGACAAAATCGATCCTTTCGGAACATCCACTGCCGATGAAATTGCCTGTACGGCACAAGGCGATGTCGTTCGGACAATGCACCAAGCCTACACCGGGTTGACGGCGGGCAAGGTGACGACCGTTTCCCGCTGGATCAAAGCCGGGGTCAATGTTGATTTCGTTCAATTGGCTTGGGATGCGGACGGCAATGGCACGGACGGCTGCTACTGTAATTTCCAGCTTTCCACGGGGGCGCGTGGAGTACCACAGGCGTTTGCCGCCGGCACGGCTCTAACCGCTCGTATGACCGGTTACATCAATGGCTATTATCGCGTCGAATTGGCCGGAAAGATTGCTGTCGGGACGGTCGGCCGCTTCTCAATGAATTTTGTCGATCGCATCGACGCTGACGGCTTCGAGGCCGCCAATTTGCTCAACAACGACAGCGTGATCGTTTTCGGGGCGCAGGTTGGACCGGGGACGGAGATCGCCGGTTCCTACATCGCTTCCACGACAACTCCCGTCACCCGTGCCGCCGATACCATCCCGCAGATCCTCACCGCGGATTTCCCCTACGCCAACACGGGGCCGGGCTGCGTCGGCTTCAAATATCAGATTTTGGAGGTGCCGGCCGGCAATTCCAACATTTTCGCCATCGGCAATTCGGCGACGGAAGAACTGGCGCTTGAACAATATGACGATTCCGGCTCGCAACACCGCTTTTCCATCAAGGATGGCGGGGTACAGGTTGCGCTGATTGCCGATGGTCCGGGCTCGGCCGACTATTTTGCTGAATTGCTCACCTGCTTCTCGTGGACAACTGACGATGCCTACATCAAGTGCAACGAGGGCATCCCTGACGGCACCCAGGACGTGACCGTGACGCTGCCGACAACCGGTGGCACCTTACTCTACATCGGCGGCGACAGCAGCGGCGGTTCAGCTTCGATAATGCTCAAGGAATTTGTCTACCTGCCGCGCAAACCATTCAACATCGATACCGAAGCCACGGCAGACGGCGGGTTGCCGTTCCCAACCGGTATTGCCGCGATGGCTCTGCTTGAGACCGGTGACGCTATCCTCACCGAGACAGGCGGAAACCTCGTTCTCGAATAAAGGAGAAAGACATTGGTAGATACAAAAATATCAGGATTTGATGACATTGGCGCTGATATTGTCGGCACCGATCAACTGGCTGTTGTCGATGATCCTGCCGGTACGCCATTGAGCCGCAGGGCCGATTTTACGCGGCTTCTGCGATACATCGAACAGGAAACCACCTTCATCAAATATGTCCAGCCAACGGTTGTCGATCCTCTAACCGTTGTCACGACCGGCGATGGCAAATGGTATATGCACGTTCCGCCCGGATTGAACGGCATGAACTTGATGTATGTCCACGCCGAGTGCATCACCGCCGGCGCTGTCAGCGGGACGATGGATGTGCAGATCCGAAACGTCACCCAAGCCGTTGATATGCTTACAACCAAGCTCACGATCGATGTCAGTGAAACCGGATCGGACACGGCCGCCGTTGCCGCCGTGATCGATGCGGCCAATGACGATGTTGCAACCAACGATCTGCTCGCTATCGATATCGATGGCATTCACGGCACACCGGCCAAGGGTTTGATCGTAACGTTGGGGTTCCAGCTTCCATGACCTACACCATTGTAAATAATGTGGATTTTCGGGACACCGTTGGTCCTACCAATGTCACGTACCAATATCTGCAGATGACACGACCGGAATCCGTCAGCGGCGCTGTTAATGGTAAGTGCGTTATTGTCCATGATGAAGATGGTCAAACCTTACGGAAAATCCGCGGCTTCGATTGGGCGAAGCGTCTTGCCGAATTTCGCAACCTCTCCAACATTCACATAGAGGATATTTATGCCGATTCCAGAATGAATGCCGAGCAACAGTTCGCCGCTGGCATTGTCATAAGGGAGCCCTATTCAAACATCAAAGTCAAAAACGCGATCGTCCGGAACGTGCGTTATGCCGGCAGCGAGACCGGCTACCAGAACGCCGATGGTTATACGACCGAGCGCAATGGCTCGGAGATAGAATTTTGGTCGTGCATCGGCATCGATACAGTTGACAGCATTTGGGATATGAAGTCCGCGGGCATTTGGGTTGATTGCGATGTCGAAAACTCGAATTTCGGGTGGCGTTTGAGGGGAGCAAATTCGGTTGGTGAGCCCGACCAGATCCATTATTTGATCAATTGCACATCCCGCAGTTGTGCAAGGGCCATACAGGTACACCCCCGCTGCGAGGTCCGGCTATGGAATTATACTGCGATCGATAACGGCGGTCTGTACGATATCAAAGTTGGTGCCAGTGTTGATCAGGTTATCTTTTTGACCGAGCATCCCTTCCCCAATATGCGGGAGCCTTACCCGCCGACGTTCACCGAAAAGCAAAAGCGTGAATATGACGATGCCGGCCGCAACCGGGCCAAGCATAGGCTCTATCTGGCGCCTCAGAATGTTGAGCGGCTGCGCACACAAACGCCTAAAATCTCAGGCGGGTTGATCGGCTCGATCAAAACCGTCACGGACGGCATATCGTCCGGTGTCGATGGCAAATACTGCGAGACCTCCGATGGTATCGCTGCCTCGATGCAGGTTGACGACGATGCGGCGATTGCATGGTTTCAGGCTCGCTCTGGATTTTCAAATGCCAGGGCCGGCATCGATCTCCGTCTTGATAATGTCGCGAACGCTCTGATTCTTCGCTTGAACGATGATCGCTACTGCCTGAAAGAAGCCGGCGCCATCACCCACATGGCGAGGATCGGCGAGCCGGATTCCATCCGGGGCCATTTCTGGAGGAAGATGGGGGCAACTTCATCTGGCGTTCTTTGGGATTATCTGGACGCCCAAATTGATCGTGGCCGGGTGTTTGGTGGAGGTAGTGATAACTGGAATATGCCGATTGCCGACATGGGGTCGGCGTGGGACGAGGACAATTTTTCGGTGATCGTTGGTTGGCACACGCCGAACGAAGTGGCCGCCGACCGATATGTTTTCCACATTCGGAACGCCGACGACTCGGAATACCATAAGATGTGGGGCGACAGTGTTGGGGTATTCGGGTTTTCGACCAAGGACAATATTGGTACAAACGACTTCGTGCGCAGCCCCGGCTATGGAGCCGGCCTTACTAGGTCATGCTACACGTTTGATGCGGGCACCACGAGATCGGTGCTGCATGAAGATGGCGTCAAGGTCGCCGATGACACCAGCGCCCGTACCCCGGCATCGCTCACAACCTTCAGTCTTGGCTCGAAAAGCAGCGGCGGCGGCGGGTTGCAGCGCCGCATCGCCGAACTTATCATTCTGCCGACAACGTTGAGCGATGCCGACGCATTGTACGAGTCCGAACAGGCCAACAACACCTTCAGCCAACCGGGTATCGGGGATCTGAGTTGATGAAACTTTCCGCCCAGGGCGCCGCCTTTCTCCGGGGCCATGAGGGTTTTGTCTCGAAGTGGTATCGCGATCCGGTCGGTATTTTGACGATTGGGGTTGGCTTCACCTGGCGCTCGGAGTCGTTCAAAAAATGGTGGAAAAAACATAAACCCGGCTCGATCGGCCAAGGCTCGATGACACGCTTCGAGGCTGACGATGCGCTGAAATACCTATGCGACACGGAATATGGCCTGGCGGTCAATCGGTTCTTGGGCAAGAAAGTTGCGCAGCACGTCTTCGATGGCATGGTTTCGATGGTCTACAATTTGGGTCCGGGAGCACTTAAATGGAAATGGGCGGCAGCTTGCAAGCGCGGCAATTATGCCGCAGCGGCGGCTCTGGTGAGACGCACAGGGACAACGGCCAAAGGCATCCGGTTGCCCGGTCTGGTCAGGCGCCGAAAAGAGGAAGCGCTGTTGATCTCGAACGGTATCTACACGGGTGAGCGAGTGTTGGTGATCGATGCGATGGCCGATGGTGTTCTGAGACGCCGCGAGCGCGGGTCCGCCGTTGCCGCGCTGATCCGGGACTTGAAGACCTTGGGTTATTATAGCGGCCCAATCGATGATTTGTTCGGCCCGAGTACGGAAGCCGCGGTTATGCAATTCCAGCATATCAGCGGTTTGCAATCTGACGGTATTGCAGGACCGAAAACCCTGAAAATGATCGCCGCTGCATTGCGGACACCTGCAAGGATAGCCGCGAAACCACGCCGCAAGGCGACGGGCGGTTGGATTGGTTTTATCATGGTGGTTCTCACTGGAATCGCCGCAGCAATCGGAAAGGCAATTGGATTATGGTAGATTTTACGTGGTGGCAGGTTGCCGCTTTCTTTGGTCCGTCTGTCGTGACCCTGATCGTTTGGGTATTTCATAAGCTGAGTGGATCGAAGACCAACATCAACGCAACACTTCTCGCCGTTCTCGGCGCTACGGAAATGCTCGATATGAGCTTTCTTCCGTATGGTATCACCGCGCCTCTGGCAACGGGCTTTGCCGCTGCGATTATGCTCTCGAACACGGTTTTGAGCAGCACACGGCCAAATCTTCCAAAGGCTTTGACGGGGTAGCGATATGTGGGCTCGGATCACGAAAGCATGGAAGCCGATAAGCGGTATCCTGTCAGCGTTTATTTTGGTGACGGTGGTGATCGCGGCCTGGAAGGGATTGCCGAGCCCGCCGCTGCTGGCGTCCGATGTCGAGGTTGCGATCGAGGTTGCGGCTGCGATCAAGCCGGTGATTGATCGGGCCGCGTCCCATGAACCAAAACTGATTGAATTGGCCGGCTCCGTTGACGTTCTGAAAAAGGGCCAGAATGCTCAGGAACACGCGACCCTGCTGATCCTGCTGTCCGGTAAGGACAACCAGCTCTATCAAGTCCAACAGCAGACTTCTACTGCAGCGTCCAAAGCCCGTGAGGCGACACTGAAACGGGAAATTGAAGCACTGAACCGGTCAATCATCCGCGTCGAGTGCAAAATCCAGACGGGTAGAGATTGCTAATGTTTTTGATCAAAGCCTTCCTTGGCAAATCGTGGATCTACATTGCCGCTGCAGTTGCGATCGCGGCGGTCTATGCGCGGCAGATTTTCAAAGCCCGTCGCGCCGGCGCCAAAGCCGAGCGTGACAAGCAGGTGCAACAACGCTTGCGCGACATGCGAGCCTCCCGTGACGCTATTGATGCCTCGCGACGGCTCACAGACGACGAGGTACGCGCACAACTGAAAAAACGGCATGGAGGGACCAAGAAATGAAGAACGTCGCCCTATGGCTCTCCCTGGCTGTCCTGATGGGTTGCCAGACTGGGCCGGCAGCGCCGCCGACCGGTTGTGTGATCTGGTCCGAACCGCCGCTCGCGGGTGAGATCGATAAGATGTCCGTTTCTCACCTTCGCTGGCATCACGAAATTGCAACGGCAGCAGATGAGGTATGCCGATGAGAAATTTATTTGTCATCCTGATGATGTTTACGTTGAGTGGAGTGACGGAAGTCGCAGGGCAAGGCTATCAGTGCGCACCGTTCAAGATTATCCGCGACGTGATGCTGAAACAATGGGGTGAAATACCAACCCATCTTGGCCAAGCCGGCGATAAAAATTCCGGCAATTTCACGGTGATTTTCACTAACAGTGAAACCAAAAGCTATACCGTCGCGATGGTTCTGAAAACCGGCATGACCTGCATCATGGCCGGTGGTCGGAACTTTCACTATCAGCCGGCACCGGAGATTGAGGATGATTTTCCCGCGTAGCCTGGCGCTGCTGTTGTTGGTCTCGCCGGCTGCGGCGCAGGACTGGCGAGCCACCGGCATCGTCCTGCCGGAGTGGTATTCGGAGCAATGCTGCGGAGCTAAGGATTGCAGGCCGATCTCAGCGCGGGAAAGTCTCGCGGGCCTGTTGCGCTGGATACCGAGGGATGGCGGTGGCTGGTTGGTAACGGACACCGGGGAATTTTTTGCTGACATAGATGTCAACGGCCAGCCGAGTTCAACTATCAAGAGGTCGAGGGACTACCGCAACCACATCTGCCGAATCCCGGATGACGAGACTGAGCCGAAAGATACCTCCCGGACCATTTGCCTCTATATCGCCCCGCCCGGCCTCTAGTAACCCTCGGAGCAGCCACGGATATGACCAACGCGGACTGGATCAGGATGGGAATTTTGATCCTGCTTGGCGTTCTCGCGATCGAGGGCGTGTTTTTGGCCACGCAACTGCAGATCATAGCATGGCAGCTAGGAGCGAATTAAACGTAGCGTTTTCATGTTTGGCGCCGATATCCAACCTCACCAATAATTTCTACGGCTCTTTCCCAATCTCCTGGTGCAAAAAGAGCCAGCGCGATGGAAAACGGTTCAATGTCTTTCACCTGCCAGTAGGTCATTTCATCACCGTAATCGTGTAGATGGGTGTGACAGGGCCTGCACATCGGGACCGTCCACTGGTCGCCGGCCTTGAGCGTACCGGACGGCGGTTTGCCAAGGCGTGGATAGGCCGGTTTCAGGTGGTGCGCGTCGGAATGTTCGGGCGTGACGCATGTGAGGCACGGCAGCGTCTTTATGAAAGCGATGTGAAGAGCATCACGATGGCGATGGTCACGCTGCCTTGGCATCTTCATCGTATAGCTCTGTGAGTGCAGTTTGTGGAACGAAAAAGGCCGGCTTCGACTCGCCCGGATTTTTGATCCATTCCTCGTTCGTCGCGTCTTTCCCGTATATCCATCCTTGCAGGTGCATGATGGGAGCGACCCCTGTAACCAAGACAAAACCGTGCTTCTCGAATTTGGTCTGCAGGTCTTTTTCCCGCATGATCAGACAGTTATTATGGCGGGGCGTGTAGCGAACGTGAATGTTTGGGGCAATATCCGGTTCATCGTAATTGTGGACCGAGCCTGACCAATAACAATTTTTCCATTTGCAAACCGCCAGTTCGGCACAAGCAGCCTCAATGTCGTTGGCCAGTGCCGATAGGCCGTTCTTTTCAAATCCCGCATAGCCGTCATTGTTATCCAGCCCACAACGTATGCTCTCGGCGCGTCGATAGGCGCCGATGGCCGCTGCCATGACGTGTTCTGCGTGATCGAGTGGGATGACGATTGTCATTTCATTTGCCTTCCAACTTTTTGAATTGGGCGTGGTAAGCCTCGACAACCTCTTCCCAATCGGCTTCTGAGAGTTTGTCGCCGCCAAATTTCCCATTGGCGTAGGGATGCACTTCTACATTCCAATATTTCTCCAACTTTGATTGCACTTTGAAGTCCTTAAACACGCTGATCACGCCGTCCTTGAACAGATCCGGATCGCTGATCACGCCGTCTGGCTCGTGTGATCCCATCGCCTTCGTCGGTGGCGGCGGTCCTTCCTCGATAGCGGCAGCGTTTCGAGCGGCTTCCCTGGCCAGCACATCCTCAACTTCGTCCATCACTACCGCAACATCTTCTGGCATTATGTCGGTGCTTTTGCCGTTTTCCGGTACTGGTTCGTCTCGAACATTGCCAGCGCTCGACCAATCCGGAAACGGCTCATTCGGCTTTCGTTTCAGGGCTTCCGGGATGTCCGGGTAGCCTTCTACCGCCTCTGCTACCGAATTAGGTGCGACATTCACCGTCGCAACGAGCTCGCCAGTCACATCGTCGATGACGTCTGCCTTGTAAATTATACCGGGCGCCGGCGCTTCATTCTCGACCGGCGTTACGTCTGTCATTGGGCGCACATCGATGCCAGCGCGTTCAGCTTCATCAACGTCCATGATGCCGGCAAAACCAAAGGCATAGCGGGCGGCTTGGATTGCAGATTTGTGGCGTAACATCCGGCGTTTCCATTGTTTCCACGGTTGGGTGTCGCGGTAACACTCGGCCATGTATTCGGTGACGACGATTGGGTGAGTTCGATCTTTGCGCCATATCCGACAACTGATTGAAACCAGATTGCCGTCCTGGATATTGTCGTCAAATTCGAGACCATCCATCTGCGGGTGGCTGTTCATCAGGTTCATCCAACCATCGATTGACACGATAGGCTGGATGCCACCGCCTTTTTTTGGAAAAGCGTAGATTTCCCGCGTGATCGGATTCAAGTTGTATTCGTTTGCCACAACCAAAAATGCGGCAAATTCCTCACGAGTGCAGTTATCTGGCACCACGGTCTTGCGTAGGGTTTGCTCGAACGGCGCAGGCTCCATTCCATAACGATTGGCAACGATTGTCGTGACTGATTTGGTCATTGGTTTGCTCCTTTAGACCGCGATTTTCACTTCCGAAACGCTGACGCCTGGTAAGCTGCCGCCAGCCCGCACGACCTTATCGGCGATCTTCTGCGCCAGCTCGCGCATTTCATCGTAGGTCTTGAGTTCCTCGATGAGCGCGTCGTAATCCTCGATCACTGCGACTTTCTTTTTTCTGTTTGACGTGCGCTTGCCCATCCTGCCGCCGACGCGGGTTTTGCTGGCTTCCTCGATCTCGTCTTTGCTCATTTCCGGGGAAGCTGCTTGCAGCGCCTTCTTCTTGATGTTCTCAATCGCGTCGATCAGTGTTTGCAAGGGTTTGCGCACACTGTCAGCGGCTTCCTTGGCCATTGTGAGCATCGGTAGCCATTTCCCTTGGACATCGCTTTTGCCCTTGTCCCACGGCTCCGCTTCCAGCTTGCGCAAGCTCTCGGCTTTCTTGCGCAAATCGTTCGCCTTGTCGCGCAGATTGGCGATCCTGTCGGCGTCGTCTTTGGTTTTCAGATCGCCGGCCAAGGCTTCCTCGATAGCGCGGGAAACATCGCCTATCTCATAATGCAGCCGAACGTGTTCATCCGGCGGCTCGTTGTGGCCGATGCCGGGGGCGTCAGTGTGAAGTCTCACGTCCAAGGTTGAATCGTCCTGTAGGGCGTCTTTGACGGCTTCTGGCGTCAGGTCGATGTCGGCGGTCTCGTCTGGCCAGCGCTCGCCGGCCATGACGCTTTCAAACAGTTCATGTTCAATCGGGTGTTCGCAACAGGAGAGAAACGTTTTCCAATGTGCATCGTCGCCTTTTTTATCAATCGGCTTCAAATTTTTTGAGCCGATCTTGACCTGCATGTTGCCGCTGGAGTTCCGCCAGATCGAGACCGGCTGCACCGAACCGTCTTTCCTTGCTATTCGATAGAATCCGGGCTGCGGCCCGTCTTTTTCGTGCCATTCTTTGATTTGACCATCCAGATTCATCCGCCAGTGGCGGTATTGATCAACGCCGTATTTGTCGTTTGCAGCCAGGTTTCTTTTGTCGTCTGGCATCATTTTTGCCATCGTTCATTCCTTCGTGTCTTGATTGTCGTTTGCTTGTTCTGTCGATCGTTTTTTCACGCCAGTCTTGAAAATCACTGTTTCCAGCGCTTTGATCTGTACCTCGCTGGTCAACCGGGTGGTGGCCATTATCACGGCGGACGCATCCTGGCCCTGCATCGCGTTTAAGGCTGTAACGCCGAGCAATTCGCCGAATTGCTGGATCACTATGCCGATGATTTTCTGGACCTCCGTGCCACGGTGCAGCTCGGCGATGAACCAATCCTCGTAGGGAAATATAACGGCGAGATTCAGCCGCGCCTCTAGTCCGCGATTCGTTGGCTCATTCTGAAATCGCTTGGCGTTGATTTTTCTGATATCGGGTTTTGGCATGGGGATTCTCCTGTGTTCTTATTGCATCGGCAACGTTAATTATCAAGCTATCCGGCTTTTAATTCGATATATAAATTCATCAGAATTTCAATGGTTTTCGACACCGCCCTGGCTGAGTCCATATCCGGGTGCATCCGCATGTGCGCGATCGAATGGAAGGAAACGCCGAGCGCTGTGGCGGCTTCCGGGTTTGTCCATCCCATTTCCCTTTGTGCGGCCCTGAATTGTTCGTGGGTCATTCCAGTGCTCCCAGGCTTCGCATGTTGCTCTGTTCCGTCCGCCACAGTTCGAGGTTGATCTCGTGGCGTTTGCGTTCAAAGCGCAGGTTCGCTTCGTAGCCAACCGCCTTGGCTCGTTCTTCGTGCGCGGCTTTCGTGCTGGCGTGGGTTGTGGCCAGCGCCTTGCGTTCTTCGTTGTTGCCTTCGGAGAGCAGAAACACAGCGGCCGTGGTTTCCTTCACCAGAAATTCAGTGCGTTCTTTGTGGCCGGTGGCGAGGCCAGACTCTTCGCTGTTGTCTCGCAGCCAGTCTACCGCTTCCTGCACCATTTCATCGGTGATCAGTTGCCTCATTCCTCGCCCTCGCGGTCTCGCTGCTCATCACGAAGGTAATCGCCGCGATCCTGTTCGGCACCTGCTGCTTCTTCCGATAGTGCCTCTTGGATCGCTTCGTCGTATTCAATATCGATTCTGTTCCAATCAATCTTCTGATGTTCGATGCCGGCATCCTCGAAAAAACCTTCGTTGATCCCAACATCCGGCTCAGCTCGGCACCATTTGCCTGAGACTGAAACTTCGATCTCTATGGTGATCGTTCCTGTCGTTTTCATGTTTTTGCTTCTTGCCATCCTGCCGCGTCCTTGACCGGCGTGGTTTTGTACTCGCCCAGGCTGGCGCGGCGGATCAGTTCACCGGGGTACAGTTTGATCTCGCCGGTCCATTTCTGTGACCGATTGCTCCATTTCAGGACGCGGACAAATCCAGTCTTGTCGCGCCGGTGAACCAGCGCATATTGGCTCCCTCCCTGAGTGCCATACTGGACAACGATGCCGTCGCCACGACGGACTTTCTGGTAGATTTCAAAGCCTGAGATTTTGGTCATTTCTTGCTCCTTGTTGGTTGGGTAAACGCGAACCGCCGCAACGCGCGACGGCTCTGGTTCACTCAGCCACGGATCTGGATCATGCCACGACGGCTCTGGTAGGCTTCTAAGGCTTCTTGGTCAGTTTCAGGGGGGGCATTTGCTCCTTTGGTTCCATCGTATGTTCCTAAAATTCCACCGATCATCTGAACAGTAAGAGCATCATCGATCATTGGCTGTAAGTCGAAGTCGGCCAAGGGGTGGTTGTCCTCGATTACCTCGACCAAAACCATCGTCTCGGTGTTGCCAAGAGGGCCGTGGATGCGGACGCGCTTGTAGATCATGGCATCGTTGCCAAGCTGCCGATTAACCTCGATAGCTTCGTCGCCTGTCTCGTGAACACTCCACAAGCCTTGATCGGCTTCCTTGCACCAGTGCATCAAAATGTAGTCAGTGGTTTTCATGTCGTTGCTCCCTGATGGCCTTGACGGCCTTTTGGTATTCGGCCCATTTCTGGTCAAAATCCCGTTTCCAAGAATAGTAGTCCGCGACGAGGATAATCACGCCGCCGACCACCATGATGATGATGAGGTAGAAGAAAGGGTCGGAGGTCATGGTCTTGTGCTCCGCGCCATATCGACAAGATCGACCTGGCGGCTGTCATCGCCGAATAAGCCGTCGTCAGCCTGCTTCTGCGCTTTCTTGGGTTTCAGTGGCTCGTCGGCCAGGCGCTGCGCCTGTTGCGCTTCGCTGATCCGCTCAGCACCCGGCAGGACACCTTGCGGCCTCCCATCGGCACCTAGTTCAAGTTCTGTGTTCATGTGCTTGCTCCTAGAATGTGCAACAGCCGCAGCATGGTGCATCTTCGCACCGCCCGCGCCTGTTCTGGTAGAATGTGCCGCCGCTTGTCTGAACGACTGTGACCGCCGGCGCGTCTTCGTCGGCGCAAGCTAGATGCGCGACTTGCCAGCCTCGACCTACCCGGCGCAGTGTCCCGGCTTTGGCCGCAACGGGACCATTGCAATGCTCGCAAGTCCCAGCATAACGATTCAACATGGTTTTGCTCCTGTTTCAGATGGCTACAACCTATGCCAATATAGCATCATTGTAAACCCGGCAACGTTAATTTATTGTCTGCGCCGAAACGTTGCCGAAACGATGGAGAATTGATCGATGGGACGCATAAAACGTCATCGCAGCAAAACCGAGATTGATGCATTAGTGGATGCGATTTCGAACCTGGGCGGCGAACTCGCGGCATCAATCGCAATCGGAAATATCAGCAAAGCCGCTGTGCAAAAATGGCACATCAGCGGTGTACCGGCGGAACGCTGCGCTGATCTGGAACGGCTCAGCGGCGTACCCAAGGGGCTGTTAAGGCCGGATTTGTTTGAGCTGCCGGCATGAGAAGGAGCAAACATGCGCATATTTCTGGCGAAAATCAGGAAACTCTGGCGTCGGTGGTTTCCAAAGCGGAAAACCCGTAGGCCGAATTTACCGCGCCAGACGTTTGAGGGTGGTGGCCATTATTATCTGGGCGACCTTCTTGAAACGCTTGATGACTACGGCGACGTTGTTCGCTCGCTGAAAAACCATCACCCGGACGCCTACGATTATTACACTCAAGTTGGATGCTCTGTTTTCTCGGAAACCATGGTAGTCGATAGGCAGCTACACCCGCGTTGGCGCGATGGATCAAAGCGCCCCGCCATTATGATGTGCCACTGGAAACAGGCTGAGAAATCGCGCTGGTGGGGGGATAAAGATGTTGATCAGGACGACACAATTTGGCCAGCGTTTTCGCTGCTTCACAAGATGAGAATGGTGTCGGGGGTACAATTCACGAACGGCGATATGTATGAGTGCATCCTGTTCTACCGAGAAAAGAAAAGCGACAAAATTATTTGCGGGATGCCGTTCTATATGGCAATCGATGCTGTGGGTGATCTGTCTATTATGCGGGTCTTGAAACAAGTGCCGTCACTGTTGCCTTCTAAAAAGACGCGATATTTGAAGGGCCAAGTGCAAGGTCTGCGGAAACAAAGTCACTCACTGAATGGCCACACAATCCAGCGCTGGGGAATGCCGTGGTATTTGCAGGAAATGTCAAAAGATCACAAACTGAGCCCCAAAAAAATAGCTGAAATCTTGTTCATCACGACTGCCGCATTCAGTGAAACGTCAGCAAATGGTCTCCTGATCCGGGCCAAAAAGAATGAAATTTGTAGCGCTTTCGCAATCGATCTGCTGAGAACGCCATATTTTTTCAAGGACCGGATCAAGGTCAAGACGCCAAGTGGCAACACCAAACCGATTTTTCATATTGTCCGGACACATCCACGCAAGGGGTCAAAATTAGTTAAAACACATTTTCGCGGGCTACGGCGGTTCAAGTGGCATGATCACGATGTAACGATTTCGATGCCAGGATACCATCACGCGCCCGTTCTGAGCCATTTTGATGCGACCGCCTATAGGTTTAACGATCCATTGGCCGACCCTGACACAATGGATGATTTGAAAAAAGTCGGTGCAGAGTTCGACAAACACATGGAAAAAGGATGGAGATCATGAAAATCATCATTGAGCACGACGGCGTGAAGCGTGAAATCAAGGGTCTGTTTCGAGTGTGTCTCGGGGAGAATGATCTGAAAACCATGATTCAATGTCTGTCGCAAAAGCATGAGGAAAAAAAGAGCTATGGTTGGATCGACATTTGCGAAAGACCAATCCCAGGATTAGACCTGCGACCGCTTAGCTGGAAAAAATGATCTGCCGCTGGTTCGGCCACTGGTGGCGCAAGGGTAAGCTGATCGCTGACCCAGGCGCTACCCATGTTGGCGAAATGTGGACGTGTCGCATCTGCGGAAAATTTGAAGAACACCTGTTGCCCGGTATCCGCTATGCTGGCTCAAGCGAATATGTGAACGCCCCGGCCGAGCGCCATCGCCTTCACATGGGCCAAGCTCAATATGAGTTCACACCACCAGAGCGATCAACGCAGGCCGAGCGCGTTGCAGGCAAATGTCTCAACTGCGGTTGGTCCGGCCAGGTGCTGTTGTCGTCGTTTCCGCGTTTTTTCGATTATGATAATTGTCGCACCCGCAGTATTTGGTCGGAGACGCCATGTCCATCGTGCAAGGGCCGTCTCACAATTACCGAAGCGCTTAAATGATCCCGTTACCAACAGGACAGTTCGATGTCATTCTCGCCGATCCACCTTGGAAATTCGCCAGCAACAGCCGTGCCAAGCCCGGCCGAAACGCACGGCGACACTATCCGGTCATGCGGCTGGACGATATCGCCGCGCTCCCCGTCAGGTCTCTGCGGGCCACAGATTGCGCACTGTTCCTGTGGATCACTGGTCCCATGCTCGTTATTGGGGCGCATATACCTGTGATGCAAGCCTGGGGGTTCAGGCCATCGGCAATCGCCTTCACCTGGGTCAAGCTCAATCCAAAGGCTCCCGGATTGTTCACCGTTGCCCGCGACTATCACATGGGCGGTGGTTTCACTACCAGAGCAAACGCAGAATACTGTTTACTGGGCGTCAGGGGCCGCTCACTGCGCGTTAGCAAGTCGGTGCGAGAGTTGATCGTCGCGCCCCGCCGGCAGCACAGCAGGAAGCCAGACGAGTTCTACGAGCGCGTTCAACAGTACGTTGGCCGTGGGTATGTTCCCGAACGACGCATAGTCGAACTGTTCGCGCGGCAACAACGCTTAGGTATCGTGCCGTGGGGAGACGAGATGGAGAAATTTGATGGTTGAGCATGATAAAACCAGAGCGCTGGCAAAAGTGGAAAAAGAACTCAAAGAACTGCGGAACGCCGTAAAGTTTTTATTGCGCGAGACATTCAAAGATAAACACCACTTCGCTTATGATGGGATGCCTGCCGAAGAACAGACAAAACGCTGGGAGGAAGACCGGGAGCGCGAGGATATACGTGTCGCGGAGTTAAGCCAGCGCGTATTTGATGGGGAGGCTTTCTTTCCATGACGATGGTTGAAATGCACACCCACTGGGTGGATCTCATACAATCCGGAGTAATCGCCATGTTGGCCGTTCAGCGACTGAGAGTGAGTGGAAAATGAGTTGGCGCGGCCATATTTCAATCGTCGATTATCAGCACTCCTACAAATGCGAAATCTGGAATGAGAGTGGAGGTTTCAGCAGGGTCATCACTGGCATGGAAATGACGACGTTCGAACCCATGCGGGGTGAGGTTCCACCGAAAGCGCTACATATCTCCATCGAGGATCGCGGCATATTGCAGGCAATAGTCGATGCCTGCTTTGTCATAGGCATCACACCGGCGGCCGTCACCGTCGATCCTGCCGAAATAGGTGCCACCACACGTCACCTCGAAGACATGCGCTCTATCGCCTTCCATAAGATTGGAGCCACCAAACCATGACCTTGCCGGAATATGAGCGCGGCTATGCTGATGCGATGCGCAATGCCGTCACTTGGCTGGCTACACGTGCGGACAGCATGAATGATAACCATGCCAAGCTGGTGTTGCATTCGGCCGCAACTAATCTGGGATGGCACGAACAGCGGATGAAAGTGCAACGCCGAGCCTCAAAAATGAGTGGAAAATGAGTAGATGCCACCTGATTTGGACGTGTAAATGGGCAACGTATTTTCTCAACTCGCGGCATTCCCGGCAACGTAATGGTGGGAGCAAAGGGTTGCCGGTTAGCCAGACTACCAGTGAAACTCTCAAACCCCCAGCAAGGTATTTTATTTTAACCAGCTAATTAACCGGCAACGTATTTTATTTTAACCAGGAGCAAGATTATGACTGAACCGAAGGTAATTCTAGCGACGGTCAGGGAGGTCAGGAGTCTGACAATCCTTTCCGATGAAAGGTGTTGGGACATCGAGTGCCGGTTCGATAACGGCGAGAAGTTCGCCGCGGTGCAGGTCGATTATAGGTTTGAGACGCTGGCGCATTTCATCGCGGACAGGCTGAACGATAAAGCGAGGATTGACGCGGCATTAGCGGAGATCAGGAGCGGCAAGGCTGATCCGTGCTTAGATGAAGAGGGAAACCCATATTGAGCGGGTTTTGCCCGAAATACAGTTATCCCCCCCCCTTAACCGTATTTTCGACCCACAGAGAGCGCCGTCAGCGTCGATTAAACGTTGCCGAGGTACAATCACCCATGCCAAATTGCCGGCCGCTGGTGACGCTTAAACGTTGCCGGGTGTGTCGGGGTTGGCGGAAAGGCTGGCCTTTGTCGTGTTTCATATACGACACCAATGTAATAGAAAACCTTGGGCTTCGATGTGGACAGGCTGTTGATCGAGGTGCCCAGGTTGGCGCTGCGGTTGCCATCGCGGCTCGACTCTGCGCCAAATGGAAACGCCCCCGGCGAGGCCAAAGCCGAGGGCGGTGATGCTGAGTGCATCAAGGCAACTGGACCGCCAGGAAGGGCCGAGTCGCAATGCCAGAGAAACCACAAACCGGACCGAAGCGCAAGGCAGGCGGCTACATCCGCGTTCAGCGCGGCATGTTCGACCATCCGATTGTCGGTGCGCTCAAACCTTACAGCCGCTTCGAAGCCTGGCAGTGGATGCTGGCCGCCGCAGCGTTCAGATCGACGGATGGCATCGAACGCGGCAGTTTGGCCTATTCGACCCGGTTCATGGCCAGCGCTTGGGGATGGTCTCGGCCTGCCGTGAGGCGCTTTCTGGACCGTTTAGAAGGTGCTCAAATGGTAGGCCCAAGAACAGGCCCAAGGATTAGGTCAGACCCGGCCCAACTAACTATCTGCAATTACGAACAATACCAGTCTGACAGGCCCAAGGATAAGAGCCAGACAGGCCCATTAACAGGCCCAAATAAGAATACACTGAACGCAAAGAAGAAGAAGCTCACTACGTTCGCTGATCAATTTGACGCCTTTTGGACACTCTGGCCGAACAAGTCCGGAAAGAAAGCAGCAGTGAAAGCATGGGCCAGACTCGACACGGCCGGCAACGTTTTGTATGAAGACCTCGTTGCCGGCATCGAGCGGTACATCCGCGACAAGCCGGCGGACAGAGAATGGATGCACCCAGCAACGTTTCTCAACGGGGAACGATGGAAGGATGAGGCGCCGGCACCAGTGCAGCGCGACAGCGGTCGCAAGAGCATGGCGACGATAATGCAGGAGATCACGGACGATGAAGGCGACGAAGAAGGAATTGGGCGAGCGCATCGCGGTCCTGTGCTCGACGCTCCCAAGTCAATCAACTGACGCCCTGGGGATGGAAATGCGCGGCAGAGCGTATCTGATGGCGCTACAGAGCTGCGAGGGCGCGACGCTAAAGGATCTAGATTGGGTCCTCAGCGACATTATCAACGGCGATCCGGAACCGATGAAGTTTGCTCCAACGTCTGGCAAGCTGGCTCGCATGGTCCGCGACCAGGCGGCAAAGAGACGATGGGAAGGCGAGGGAGCGCCGCCAGAGCCGACGAAGGCAATCGAGCAGGGATTGTCACCCGAAGAACAGAAACAGCGTCAGGAAGGCTTAGAGAAGCTGTCCGGCCTGATGGCGCCGGTGAAGCGCAAGCGGTTCGATTATCAGGTGTGGGTAGCCGAGCGGGTGAAGGCCGGCACGATCACGCTGCACCCTGGCGCGGAAGGCCGGAACGCGACACCGGATCAGACATAGGAGACGACGATGAACGATCCTGACAAGCCGAGAAGGCAGGCAAAGACGGGCGAGGCGCTGGACGAGATTGCCGGCGAAGGCGCTGCGCGGCGACCAATCCATCAGGCCACCAAAATAGAGTGGGTCTATCCGGAGCCGCCGAATATCAACAATTGGCGCGGGTGCTGGCGGCGTTGGATCGAAAAAGGGAGCAAGCGATGAGCAAACCACCATCCATGTTGACCAGTATCAGACATAGGAGACGATGATGAAGGCCAGATTTCCGATGTTGACCAGTGCCGAGATTGAACGGTTTGCGTCCTGGCTGGAGCAAGAGGCCGATACCGATATGGCTTTGGCGGCGCAGGTGCTCAAATTGCCATCCGGGCCAATAATGGACCCAATGGCGACGAAATTATACACCGAGGCATCGGCCGAGAAGATCGTCGCTGAGAAGCTGCGCGGCTACCAGAAGGGTTAAGGATAAGCGACGATGAGAAGGGAACGGGACAATGAACACAGAACTAACACCGATGCAAACGTTCGAGGAACAGGTCAAAGAGCGCCTGAAAACCGATATTGCCGATCTGTTGCCGGATGAGGCGCTGTCAGGGTTGATCGAGAAATCTATCAACGAAATGTTTTTCAAGCCACGGATAACCGGCAACAGTTTCAACGAGCGGCGCGAACCGAGCTGGTTTAACCAGGCGGTCGAAACCGCGGTCAAGGCACGGTTGTCGGGATTGCTGACAAAGCACCTGGCGGACCACCAGAAAGACATAGACGCCAAGATTGAGGCGTCGATCGTCAGATCCATGCCGGCGGCTGTCGAGACGCTGACGATGGCGCTGCACGAACTGGTCGAGCACATCAAACAGATGAGCTACCGATGAGGTATCTCGCACTCGTTTCTCTGATGATGAGGACCTTGATTGTTGTATTTCTGTTTGCCGTGATGGCGCCGTCACTGTCCGTTGCCGGCCCGTTGGCGGATTTACTGAAACAATGGGCGGACAGGCAACAGCAACAGGATGACACGCCGGAGCCGACGCCGGAGCCAGAGCCGGACAGCGAGACAATCACGATTACGCGGCAATTATTGATCGATGGGAAAAAGCGCACCTACATCCTTTATGCGCCGGTGAATTATGGTTCGTATCGGCCTTTGGTGATTGCTTTTCATGGCGCTGGCGGGAGACCGATGATATTTGCCAGCCGGATGTTTCTGCGTGAAATGGCCGATGAACATGGCTACGTTCTGGCGCTGCCGAAGGGTGTTCGCAAAAGCTGGAACGCCGACAGCCTGGAGGAAAGCGCCAGCGGCTACGCTGAGCGCACGAACATCAACGACATCGGTTTTGTCCAGGCGATCATCTACGACGCTCGCGCACAGGCGTCCATGGGTCCGGATGTCTATCTCATGGGCATGTCGAAGGGTGGCATGATGGCCTACCACGCCGCCTGCGAGATCGATGACATCGATAAGATTGCCGTGGTCGCCGGCACCCTGTCGTCGGAGGATTGCACATCGCTTAAGGAAGTCGATCTGTTGCACATTCATGGAACAAAGGATGAAAACGTTCCCTTTGATGGCGGTCGAGGACAATACACTGGCGGTGACACTATCTGGCCGCCGGTCAAGAGAGGGTTGGATTTATGGCGGAAAAAGAACGGGGTAGGACCACCAACCCTGAAACGTGCCGCGCAAGATACCCTTTGCACTGTCGAGAAGTCGAACGATGGCAAAACCCGCATGGAAGTGTGTCTTGTCACGCCCGGCGGCCACGCCTGGCCCGGCATTGAACCGTCGCAAAGGCAGATCGACAACGATATTTATGTCTCGCCGCATTTCATCGCGACTGACTATATCGCGGAGTTTTTCAACGGAGGATGATGATGGGAGAATTTGAACAAGCGCTGAAAACGGTCAAAGAAAGCATACGGCGGACGGGGCGTAATAAATACATGGCTGACCGAACGTGTTTCAAAGGGCTGTCGTACCAGATTAAATGCCTGATATCGGATTATTTGGCGATAGAGGCGCTGAGCCGGCACCACGATGGATTTAACAAGATGAAAGGACGATAATGCCGATCCGTCTTGAAAAGATGGGGAATCCCATAAAGCTGGCGACGTACAAGGGCGTCAGTATCGAAAGCCGGTACGATCAGCCTGCTGAAATTCTGAAAATGAAACAAGTGATTGATCGGTTACCGCCGATGTTCACTTTCTACGTCAAAAGAATATTCTGCGATTCAAAGGCCGGCAATTGTTACACGATTAAATTGAACACCAACATCGACAGGTTGGCTGAAAGATTTTCCTGCATGGCTGATATTCTTTTCAAGGAACAAGGCGGCCACAACGGAATTTATGTGGAATATGAAGGTGGAAGTTTCATAAAAGACCCTAACTGGAATGAGGAGCCTGACGATGAACACGACCCGGCTTAACATATTTTTGTTCTTGGCTGCACCGGGCTTTGCCTGGATCTGGTTGGCGGCTTTCCTATGCCGCATGTCCTTCGAGCACGGTCCGGCCGATGACGATACAATTGATGAGGTCAAAAGATGATTACGATGCTGATCGACCCCGGAAACATGACGACCGCGCAACGGAAGTGCATGAAGGGTCTCAAGGATGTGATCCTGCAAAGCGCCGCCGAGGAACTGACGTTCCCTGAAATCCTCGCAATCGTCGCGCATCTGACCGGTGCGATGATGTCGAGCCAGGACAAGCGCGACCTGACGGTGCTTGAAGCGATGGATATCGTTCTTCTCAACCAGTCGAAAGGCCGGCACACGATGGATGATTTTCTTTCCAACGCTATCGGCTCGAATCCGATATTGTCGCCATGACCACTTTGGAAAAGGAGAAACCTGATGCCCGGTAAAATGGCGCTCGTCGCCGGAAAGCTCTTGGAGCATGACGTTGAAGGCAATCTACTCTTGGGCGACGATCCCTATGTCGCCCCGCTCGCGCTGCGGCTGATCGCAATTCCCGATGCCGCGACCTACACGCTCTTGGCGAAGAACACCGGCAAAACCCACGTCCTGCCGGATCTCGGCCAGGATATCGTGATTTCGATGCCGATAGAGCAAGTCGGCTTGGAATACACGTTCATTTACGGGGGGATTGCCGCGGACGTTTCCGACTGGCAGTTCGATACCGGAGCAAACGCCAACTTCTACCTTGGTGGCTTGGCACATCTGGATACCGGTGCTGGTTCGGCCGGCGATGAAGTTGTCCCGATTGCCGGCGACGGCAACTCCAACTCCAAGCTGGACATACTGGTTCCGGATGTCGGCACCCGCGTCCACATGATCTGCGACGGCACCAACTGGTTCCTGAGCGGCGTGGTCGTCGGCGAAACCGTACCGAACTTCGCCGATCAGTGAGGGAGCGCAGCGTCGTCCTGCTGGACGGTCTGCGCGTCCATTTCAACTATCGGGTTGCATCGACACGCATAGGCTCGTCGTTCAAGAACGTTGTGCGCCAGGTCTATCCCGATGAATCGGGTGACGAATATCGGTTCATGGCCGTTCGCCACCCGCTGGATCGCATCGTATCGGCTTGGACGTGTTTCTACGCCCCCGGTCGCCTGGCATCACAGCCGGAGCTGCAACAAGCCGGATTTACCGCCGGCATGTCGTTCAACGAGTTTCTTGACCTGGTTCTGGTGTCCCATGAGGTCAACCGGCACACATGCTACCAGACGAACTTCAAAGGCCCACACACGATCGATCTTCTGATCCGGGTCGATATGCTGGTTGAAGCATGGCCAGGGCTTGTGGAGCGGTTTCCGCACTGCCTGAAGCCATTATCGAAGATGGTCAACGCCAGTGCACACGGCGACTGGCAGGGCTACTACACGCGGGTGATGCGCACACTGGCGGAAACCGAATTTGCCTGCGATATGGCGCTCTTTGAGGATGCCAAGCACCATGAAGGTTAGGAATCAAGAATTATTTGATAAATATCAGATAGTTAATGATGTTTAGCGTCTATTAAATTCCATAAGGAATCTGTTGGGATTGCAGACCGTTGGCGTCAACATATAAACGTTGCCAAGCTGCCCGAACTGTGAGACAAGCTCGTTGCCTCGCCGGTCTGGTCCACTGCCGGTTCGTCATTGCACCGGCTTAAGACCGTATGGTTTGCTCCTGGCCGGC